ATGGAACAGCTCACCGCCACGGTGAAGAGCAATACGGCCAGTGCACAACATACGGCTACCGTTGCCCGCGAGGCTGCAACCCTGGCGCGCAGCGGCGAGTCCGAAGTCCAGCGCATGTCTCATACCATGAATGACATCGCCCTGAGCGCGACAAAAGTACGCGACATCACAGGCGTGATTGAAAGTATTGCGTTTCAGACCAATATCCTGGCGTTAAATGCGGCGGTTGAGGCAGCGCGGGCGGGCGAGGGTGGGCGCGGTTTTGCCGTCGTCGCTGGCGAGGTCAGAATCCTGGCACAGCGTAGCGCCACTGCCGCAAAAGAGATTAAAGAACTGATCGAACATGCGGTGGAACAGGTGGATAGCGGCGTTCATGTCGCCGCCGGGACCGGAGAAAGTATTCTGAAGGTCGTGGGCATGGTCAATGCACTGGCGGGCGCGATGGATGAAATATCAATGGCTTCGTCAGAGCAGATGCAGGGGATCTCGCAGGTCAGCGTTGCCGTCAGTCAGATGGATGGGGTCACCCAGAATAACGCGGCGCTGGTTGAAGAATCCTCATCCGCCTCGCACTCCCTGTCAGAGCAGGCGCACGCCTTACGCGGCATGGTTGAAGCATTTCAGGTTTGATCGCTTAGCAGGGGCGGTAACGCCCCTTTTTTATATCACAGAGTCTGGCTTGCCCAGCCTCACGACAGGACATCCCCGCGTCGCCAGGCAATCAGGCCTGTCACTGAATGGTCAGAACAACCCGGCCAATCAGTTTGATGTCATCAATCCCACAATCAAAGGCCACGCCAATCCCGCTGACGTGGACTTTCCTGACCGGAATACGCGTCAGCGTTCTGACGCTGGCTGTGCCTTCGATTTCGACCAACCAGACGCCGTCATGCATATCTTCGAAGTCAGTATCGATGATGTATTGCGTGGTTTCGGCCAACAGTAAAAAAGCGTTGCGCGGTTCCTGCTTCAGGGGCGCATATAAGGCTTTATCCAGCATCACATAACCCGCATCCTCGATTTTTCCGCTGATTAGTTTTTTTCTAATCAGTGTCGGTGTGTCAGGTTTGCTTTCTGAGAACTTACTTCCTTTACCCGTAATCAACCATTGCAAGTCCGCCCCCGTTTCCATAACGCACTGCAAAACGATATCTGACGGAAAAACATCACGTTTATAGCGTGCAGACAGGCTGCTTGCGGCAATTCCAAGGTGATCTGCAAGCTGCATTTTCATGGTAAAGCCATAGGCATCGACAACGCGATCCAGAGCTTCAGCGCTCGAGTTCGGAAATTTGAAATTAGTATAAACGCTCATTTTCATTGACACTTAGATTTAGTCTAAGTATCCTCCGGTTTTAGTTAGCCTTTGATTGATGCAGCAGCAGGCGGCTTTATCAGATAACGAAAGATTTTGCCTGATGAGGCCCATTTTTACAATCGTCATGCCGGAACCTTATCGCGTCGCTCACCTGTCTGCGTGTAACGGTCAGCACCGGTGAGATAAGGCAACAAGGGCGATTGTGTCGGTAAGCGCCGCGATTGCACGCAAGATGTGAGTGAAAGTGGTTTAACGCCTTGTCGTGCTGACACTGAGGCCAGTTTTATTACCGTTTCGCTTAATGCTTAACAAAAGCCAGCGATGAGACAGGCGCGAATCCGTCATCAGGTACAGACACCATGATGTCAGTGACGGTGGCGACTGGTCAGTCAAACCCGATGCAAACTTTATCGGAGGAAAACAATGAGTCGCACCGTCCAGATAAAAAGCCCGCTATCCGCTTCGCATGCTGAAGCGCGTTTTGACAACGGCAGCAGCGAAAAGATGACCTTTGATGAATTTCGTCAGCGCTGGCGTTTGCTGCGCGACAGCAACCGTAACCCTGCGCTGCGGTACTTCAATCACCAAAATGACGATTTCAAATTCTGTGTTTTAACGCTGGTCAATCGTGACTGGCCCGGCAGTTTCAGGCAGGAAGATATTGGCAAACCTTTCGAGTGTTTCGATCAGTTACGTCGTGAACGCATCATCATGGCGATGAACAAGCTGGCGCGCTGGGGAAAGATATTGCCGCGACAGTTCTCAACGGCGGACTGCTTTTTGCCTGAATAAACCACCTAATCGTAACGCAATGACGTAAACCCGTCGGGCATGACTTTGCCCAAAATCTGGAGAGAAATGATGAACAGCGAAACCCATTCACTGAATGACGCCACAACCTTTACCCTCAACAAACTGCTTGATAACGAAAGAAAAGCCTGCGCACTGGCGGTCGCCAGACGGCTGAATGTTATGGCGGCGCATATTACGCGTCAGACATTAAACGGCATTGAGGCTGCGGAACTGCTGCGCAACGAAGCTGAACGTTATGAAAACGAATCAGGAGCGCTGCGCTGATGGCCGATACCATTGATGTCGCGCAGCAGCGCAGCGAAGAAATCCTGGCGCACAATATTGCCCAGGTCACGCAACGGCCCGTGGCAATCAGCGCTTCGTTTTGTGAAGAGTGTGATGCACCGATTCCCGAAGCGCGCCGTCGCGCCGTTCAGGGTGTCACCCGCTGCCTGTCCTGTCAGGAAGTCTGCGAGTTACGCACACGTCTTCACCACGGACAGGCGCGATGATGACTTTTGCTTACCCGTGGAATGCCCCCCGGCTGGCGATTGCCAGCCCGTATCCCACTTATGACCAGCAGCAACACCGCGATCGCCTGATTGCGGCGTGGCTGCATGGGCAGAAAACCCTTAATGCCCAGGCCAGGATGGTGCAACTGGACGTCCGGCGTCGCATGGCGTTACTTGAAAAGCAACAGGGCACAGCCCGGGCTAATGCGTACTTAGCAAAAACCTTTGTTGAGCGTACATTACCGCGTGTTGAGTCAGTCAACCAGCGCTACCAGTTGCATGCCATGCGTCCCGGCATCGTGGCGCAACTATCCCGAACGCTGTCGTGCCCGCAAGGTGCAGCCAGAGCGGCCGGCACATTGTGGGAACTGATGAAGCGGTTTAACCGCCTGCCGGATATGTCCCGTGCTGATGTTGATTTACTCGCGGGCGATATTGCCAGCTTTATTCATGCAGAACTGGTGCAGTTGCATGCCAGCATCAGTGACAGGACGGATTACCGTTATGTCCATCACCTTTACACAACCGCAGCTATCATCACCCGTGAGCTGGGACAAACGCCACCGCTCTGGGAAACGGTCAGTACTCGCTTCTTCTGTCCCGACGAGGTTACCGCCGCCATCCTGCGTATGCAGGCAGAGAAATGGTGGAAAGGACAGTTGCGTCGTCTCAGCGCCTTCTGGCGAGAACATCTGCATATTGCCTTAGCCAACGTCAGCAAAAAGCGGTCACCTTATGCCAGCCCGATGGCGGTCGCGGAATGGCGGGAACAGCGTCGACGCACTCGTGACTTCCTGCAGAGTATGGATCTGGAAGATGAGGAGGGGAACCGCATCAGCCTGATCGAAAAATATGACGGCAGTGTGGCCAATCCAGCCATTCGTCGTGCGGAACTCATGACACGCATTCGTGGCTTTGAAACCCTTTGTCAAAATATGGGCTTCCGGGCGGAGTTTTATACTTTAACCGCCCCCTCTCGCTATCACGCCACCTTGCAAACGGGCCACCGCAATGCGAAATGGAACGGGGCCAGCCCGGCGGACACGCAGCGCTATCTTTGCACGCTCTGGCAGCGAGTCCGTGCCAAACTGCATCGAAATAACATCAGTATTTTTGGTCTGCGCGTTGCTGAGCCTCATCACGATGGTACACCGCACTGGCACATGCTGATGTTTATGCGCCCTGAGGACGTCAGTCGGGTAAGTGAGATCCTGCGTGATTATGCCTGCCAGCAGGACAGCGATGAGCTGAACAGCGCCCGCGCACGCAAAGCGCGTTTTCATGCGGAAGCCATGGATCCAGCAAAAGGCAGCGCGACAGGCTATATCGCTAAATACGTAGCAAAAAACATTGATGGCTATGCGCTCGAAGGCGAGCGGGATCATGAAAGCGGAAAGCCGCTGAAGGAAACGGCGATGGCCGTCTCGGCCTGGGCGGCCTGCTGGCGTATCCGCCAGTTTCAGTTTATTGGCGGTGCACCCGTCACGGTTTATCGCGAACTGCGCCGCCTGGCTGATCTGCAAAGCGCTCATGGTGCGGGCGAGGCGTTTGCTGCTGTACATGCTGCGGCTGATGCCGGTCAATGGGCTGCGTACACCGATGCCCAGGGCGGCCCCTTCGTTAAACGTGACGCACTTACCGTGCGTGTCTGGTATCAGCCCGACGAAAATTGTAATGCCTTTGGCGAGGAAACGCAGTCGATTAAAGGCGTTTATGCCACGGCGACAGGGCCCGGCGCGCCCGTGTTGACCCGGCTGAAAACATGGAAAGTTGTGCCTAAATGCGCTGAAGAAGAGGGCGGCCAAAAACCGCAGCCGGCGTTGCGGTCTTGGAGTTCTGTTAATAACTGTACGCATATGCCAGCAATGCCTTTTAATAATTGCCACGGCAGCGGGATTTACACTATCGAATGCCAAAAATTTCAGCAAAAAGGTTTAGATAATGATGAATACTCTTCGTTTTACAGGCTATTCCTGTCCGAGTACTTAACGGGCTTTGAAAAAGCCAGACCGACATTGTTGCCGTATGAAAATAAAGTAGAACTCTCACGAATATCGAAAAGGACTGACTGCTTTTAAATCCTTGCAGCCGAGCCAAGAGATAAAAATTTACATTTATCTTAGCGTGACGTGCTGTTTAGGTATTGCTGAGTAAACGGTATACGATTGCTGTTGAGTCCACGTGACATGAAACTGGATGGGCAATAAGGTATCTCTTTAAATTATCGAAATGTATTTGGGGACTTAACGTTTTTTTTAGTGGGACAGCATCGTGACACCAGAACGCGGATGAATTTCCGTATCTTCAAGAGTACTACTGGTCAATTTTTCGTCTTTTCAAGTCATGTTTATCCAAATGGAATGTATTCAACCGGTACTGGATTTTCTCAATTACATTGTTTTCAGGAGTAAGAATTATGAACGCAAAGAAAACGTTGGTCGCTTTTACTGCTTTTATAGCGCTGTCAAGTCAGGCAGCAACAAGCATTAATATCAATGCACTACAAAACTGCATCACATCGCCTCCGGGAACCGCTGCTGCTGGTAAACCGGCACAGTTCCAGATGCAAAAAGGGACTTATGATGTCTCAATCACGAATAACAATATGAGCTGTTCCAGTAATGATCTGGGCGGTGGCTGCGCTATTGATACTGTTCTGCTTCAGGGGGGCTTAGGATATTCAACTAATCGGTGGGGGCAAAGCATTACATCGACACCGGTTCGCGTTTACGTTGATGTAACCTCAACAATAATTGCCTGGGTTTCTGACGATGGTTGTTACAATAACACGGGGCAAGCTACGCTTGTAATAAATAAAATTCAGTAGCTCTTCCATCAGGCCGACTCCATCTGATGACTTAATAAAGCCTGAAAGGTGAGCCGGTCTTTTGATTAAATATGCAAGATTATAAAATTTTTATAGTATGCATAAAGAATGCAGGCGGAGAATGTTCGGATGGCATTTTTGACTGGGGAATTAAATTACATGGCAGTATCGTTAAAAGAATTATTCGTTTTTAGCTGCCGAGGATGAAACGTATTGATAGATGATTATAGGGGGAATTAAAAGCCATCATGTTGCTGCAGATTAAGGTTTTAAATAATTGAGCCATACTACTTATCATAATTTCAACTCATTCATTCAAATAAGTAACTGGCAACAACGCTATGTCAGGTATTGGATATCGAGCATGCCAGGATAGCGAAGGGAACGCTGAACATCTTTTCAGTAGGTTTTCCCTCCCGCTTTCACCCTTCGCAGAAGTGCACTGGTGGATGGTTGCGCTGTAGGGGGTATCGCTTACCCATCTCCTTTTGTAAGGACGGCTTTATGGCAATCTTGCCTTTAGACGCATCCGCTCAAAAGTGTGTCTGCATTTATGGCTGGTAGCGCTCTGTGTGGAAGAGCATACATGAAATGCTTTCAAATCCGGACGAAACACACGCCACGTTTTTGGCATCATTTAGAGGAAAATCTATTGATTTTTCTTACGCTTCTGCAGGTCAGTGCTGAAGGTTTGTCTTAAGGGAAGGTTAATAAAAGTTGATGCCTATCAACATGATATAATTTTTTACCAACTATCTTAAAACGCTTCCACAGTTAATCAATGCTATGATACTGTATGTATGTACAGTGTTTATTTTGGGGGGAGGGAATTGTGGGAAATGAATTACATGAGCGAGTTATGCTTGAGCGCGTTGAGCTTATCGCCAGGCTCACCAGTGAAGGGGCCTGCGGCGAACGAGACAGGGAAATTGCGTTAAATTTGATTGCTGAACTCGCAGCTAACTACACCCTTTCCGATAACCGATTTTCCGTTGTCTTTTCGGCTACGCCTTTAAAAAAACCATGATGCCGGCGTTCTCACTGTAACGTCAGCGGGTTGTCTGTCGCCTGAGCCCACCCAAAGGATGATGTGGGCTCAGGCGCGGGCAGCGGTCCGGGCAAACAGACCTTCACTTCGATCGGTCTTTAGCGTTCCTTACTGTCGTGTCAGGCCACAAAAAACGCCAGGCAGTTGTCACGTTCCTTTCCCGTTTCACTGCTTCGTCCGGCCGCAAACGCTCATCGTTAAAACACGCACTTTTCTTTCCCGTTTCGCTGACTCTTCCGCCTGCGGATCATCACGGCTAAAACACGCACCTTCCTTTCCCGTTCTATTGCCTCTTCCGGTCGTTGAACCTCATCGTTAAAACGCGCGCTTTTCTTCCTTCCTGCCGTTTTTTTAGCCGGAGTCATCCCATTTTTACTGCCTTTGCCCGCTCACTGTTGAGCGGGCGCTCCCGCGTTGAGCAATGCGCTGCTGAAGCAGACACTACTCCTGTCGCGCGCTGGCAACGCAGGCCGCGCTGAGCACATGCCCCCTGTTTACCGCATGGCCTGAGCTTTATGAAACCTGCTTTTGCGACAGGAGATATGGCCTGGCGATGCGGTGCCGGTAATGCAGGCTACCGACAACATTTCGCCCAGCCAACCATGGTTTTTATGCTCATAAGGGGCCAATCAATGCTGATTTATGCACGACAGGAAGAAACGGTTGATGAGATTTGCTGGCGTTATTACGGACGCACGCAGCAGGCGGTTGAACAGGTTTATGCCGCCAATCCTGGCCTGGCAGAAAAAGGCCCAACCTTACCGCACGGATGCAAAGTGGTCTTACCGGATCTGCCCCAGGCGGCTACTGGTGAGACGCTCAATCTGTGGGATTAGTGCCAATGGAAAAAATCAGTTCTCTGATTAATTACCTCATCGGGATTGTCCTGATGTGGTTTGGACGTCACACACCACAGGATATCGCTTTTATGGTGGGCTCTGGCGTTGCTGTGTTAACGATGTGCATCAATGTCGCAACCTTTTTTATCAACTGGTATTACCGCCGCAAAACCTACGAGCTGCAGCAGCGCAACGTTAAGGGGCTGAATTTTGAGCCAGACCGCTAAGCGATGTGCCGTCGTCGCCGTGCTGGCCATGGCCGCACTGCTACCGCAAATCAAGATGCTAAAAACCTCCGAAGCCGGACTCAGGCTGATTGCTGATGCCGAAGGGTGCCGCACGTCACCTTATCAGTGCAGCGCCGGCGTCTGGACTAACGGCATTGGCCATACACAGGGCGTTACGCCTGCCAGCGTGGTGAACGAGCGCCAGGCAGCAGTCAACCTGGTTTATGACGTCATGCGCGTTGAGCGCGGCATTGATCAGTGCATGACACGTGACATGCCCTCCGAGGTCTACGACGCGGTGGTGTCCTTTGGCTTTAACGTCGGCGTACATGCCGCCTGTAACTCCACGCTGGCCGGCTTCATTAACCGTGGCCGCTGGCGCGATGCCTGCCTGCAGCTCAGACGCTGGGTCTATGTCAAAGGGACGTATAACGCCGGGCTGGATAACCGTCGCCAGCGTGAAATGGCCTGGTGCCTGAAGGGGGCAGGATGATGCGACTGATGGTGTTTGCGATCGTGACGTTACTTGCGGCACTGGGGGCCGGCGGCTGGCGTCTCAGCGTCATCGAGGCGCGGCTGGACAAGGCACAGCACAAGGCCGCGGCGCTGGCCGCCGACCTGAGCAACCGGGAGAAGGCCATCGATCAACTCAACCGGGACAGTCAGGCCAGCCGAAAACGTGAGGCCGAACTGCGGCTACAGCAAAACCAGGCCAGCGCTCAGGCGCTGAACCGCGAAACGACAATCAGAAGAGAAACCGATGCGAATCCCGCTTTACGTGCCTGGAGTGCGACTGCTTTGCCTGCTGACGTTATCCGGCTGCACAGCCGTCCCGCCTTCAGCAATGCCCGAGATTATCTGGACTGGCTGTCCACGCGTGACCAGTTGCCCCATCCCGGAGAACCGCCTGCAAACGCAGGGTGATTTGGCGGCAGATAACCGCCAGTTAGAGGCTGCGCTCGCATCGTGCGGGTTGCAGGTAGAGATGATTAAAGCGTGCCAGGAGCAGCATGATGTTGAAAGCAACCCAACTCCGTCAGGTGCTGATAAACAGCGTTCCGCTGCTACAGCAAAATCCTGACAACCTGACCATCAATATTCAGTCCGGCAGTCTGGTCTCCACCCTCGCCAGCTCGCTGTCGTTTGAATACCACTTTCAGCTGGCTGTCGTCATTACTCAGTATGCCGACGATATTGATCTGATCATGGTGCCCGTGCTGGCCTGGCTGCGGGAAAACCAGCCCGACATCATGGTGTCGGAGGAAAAACGCCGCACCGGCTTTACCTTCACGCTCGATGCCACGGGCGAGGGAAAGCACACCGTGACGGTCACGCTCCAGCTGACCGAACGTGTCTGGGTTGAGCAGCAGGAGGGCGGATTACACATCACGCATCTGCCGGAACCTGCGCTGCCAGAAAACGATGCGCGGCCCTGGCAGTTGTATATCAAAGGCAAGCTGGTCAGCGAATGGAAGGCATAGCCACTGCCGCTTTTGCTGAGGCGCTGTTTAGTCATTTCTGAGTAAACGGCATTCGATTGCTGCTTTTCTCCTGCAACGTGAAACTACTGCCATGAACGAGCAAATATTAGAAATCAAGCGCTTGCTGCGCAACATGGTCCGCATCGGTACTGTCTCCGACGTCAATCTGGAGGCGGGCACCTGCCGTGTAAAGACCGGTGATAACACCACTGACTGGCTGCACTGGCTGACAGCCCGGGCGGGACGCACCCGTACCTGGAATGCCCCTTCGGTTGGCGAGCAGGTGTTGATCATGAGCCTGGGCGGCGAGCTGAACAGCGGCTTTGTTTTGCCCGGTGTGTTTTCGGATGCCAGTCCGGCGCCATCGGCCTCTGCGGATGCGCTGCACTGCTCCTTTCCCGATGGGGCGGTTATTGAATATGAGCCCCAGACCGGCGCGCTAAAAGCGGAGGGGATCCAGACTGCCACTCTCAAGGCGGCCGTTAAAATCCTGCTGGATACGCCCGAGGTGGAGTGCACAACGTTACTTAAAACCGCCACGCTGGAAGTCACCCAGGGCGGCACGATGAAGGGCGACGTATCGCACAGCGGCGGCAGTTTCGCCTCCAATGGCAAAGTGCTGCATACGCACCAACATCCGGGCGACAGCGGTGGGACAACAGGAGCGCCATTATGACAACAGCACGCTACAGCGGTATGAGCCGCGAAACGGGTACGACGCTGGAAGAGCTGGATCACATCCGACAATCCGTGCGCGACATTTTAACCACGCCACTCGGGTCGCGGGTGATGCGCCGTGATTATGGCTCGCTACTGTCGGCGCTGATTGACCAGCCGCAAAACGACACGCTGCGTCTGCAAATCATGTCGGCCTGTTATATGGCGCTGCTGCAGTGGGAGCCGCGCATCAGCCTGACCGGCATCAATTTTGAGTCTGCGTTTAACGGCGGGATGGTGGTGGAAATCACCGGCAACCGTGCGGATACCGCGCAGGATTTTTCGTTAACCGTCCCTGTGAGTTGAATCATGCCTACTATCGACCTGAGCCAGCTGCCTGCGCCAAATGTGGTGGAAACGCTGGACTATGAAACGCTGCTTGCGGAACGCAAGGCGACATTGATTTCGCTCTATCCTGCCGACCAGCAGGCGTCGGTTGCCCGCGTACTGGCGCTGGAGTCGGATCCGCTGGTGAAGCTCCTGCAGGAGAACGCGTACCGGGAAGTTATCCTGCGCCAGCGCGTTAACGAGGCGGCAAAGGCGGTGATGGTTGCCTGGGCCAACGGCAGCGATCTGGATCAACTGGGCGCGAATAACGGCGTGACGCGACTGGTACTGACCCCTGCAGATCCCACCGCCACGCCGCCTGTTGAAGCCGTAATGGAGCGCGACGAAGATTTTCGCGCCCGCATTGCTGCCGCCTTTGAGGGGCTGAGTGTGGCAGGGCCATCGGGTGCCTATGAGTTTCATGCGCGCAGTGCCGACGGACGCGTCGCCGATGCTTCCGCCATCAGTCCGTCTCCTGCCAGCGTCACCATTACCGTGCTGTCACGCGAGGGCAACGGCGTGGCGGATAACGATCTGCTGGCAATCGTGGATGCCGCCCTGAACGATGAAGATGTACGACCGGTCGCCGACCGCGTCACTGTTCAGTCGGCTCAGATTGTGGATTATCGCGTCGAGGCCACGCTGTACCTCTATCCCGGCCCCGAAGCCGAACCTATTCGCGCTGCCTCAGAAGCAAAACTGCAGGCGTTCGTGAACACCCAGGCACGTTTGGGCCGCGATATCCGTAAGTCTGCGCTTTACGCCGCCCTGCACGTCGAAGGCGTACAGCGTGTCGAACTGGCGCAGCCGACTGCGGATGTGGTGCTGGATAAAACCCAGGCGGCGTTCTGCACCGGTTATCAGATCACGGTAGGAGGTTCTGATGAGTAAACGCCTGCTGCCCACCGGATCTTCGGCACTGGAAGTGGCGGCGGCGGAAGCCTGCGCAACGCTGGAGGCCATCCCTGCGCCGATGCGCATGTTGTGGAATGCTCAGACCTGCCCGGTCGAGCTGCTGCCTTATCTGGCCTGGGCCTGGTCGGTTGACCGTTGGGATTCAGGCTGGAGCGAAAGCACCAAGCGCAGCGTAGTTGCCGCATCGGAATACATCCATAAGCACAAGGGAACGATTGGATCGCTGCGCCGTGTGGTGGAGCCGCTTGGCTATCTAATCCGCATCAAGGAATGGTGGAACACCAACGAAGCGCCGGGCACATTCCGCCTGGACGTGGGCGTGCTGGAAACCGGTATCACTGAGGCCATGTACAACGAGCTGGAGCGATTAATTGCCGATGCCAAGCCGGTCAGCCGTCATCTGACGGGGTTATCCATCAATCTGGACAGCACCGGCACCGTTCCTGTTGCGGCCGCCAGTTACAGTGGCGATGAGCTTACCGTTTATCCCTATACACCTGAAGTTATCACCGCAGGCGGTTCCGGTTACACCGGCGCAGCGGTCCATCTTATTGACCTGACGGAAGTGAGAGCATGACAACGAAATATTTTGCCATACTGACCAATCAGGCGCGGCTAAGCTGGCCAATGCCGCGGCCCTGGGTACCCAACTGCAAATCACCCAAATGGCGGTGGGGGATGGCGGCGGCACCTTGCCCACGCCCGATCCTGCACAGACCAAACTGGTCGGCGAAAAGCGACGCGCCGCACTGAATTCACTGAAGGTGGATGCGGCGAACACCAGCCAGATTATTGCTGAGCAGATTATCCCTGAAGGTGAAGGCGGCTTCTGGATCCGCGAAATTGGCCTGTATGACGCCGATGGCGTTATGGTTGCGGTGGCAAACTGCGCTGAAACTTATAAGCCACAACTTCAGGAAGGCAGCGGCCGTACCCAGACCGTGCGCATGATTCTGATCGTGAACAGCACCAGTGCCGTCACATTAAAGATTGATCCTTCGGTGGTGCTGGCCACGCGCCAGTATGTGGATGACAAAGTCATCGAAGTGAAAGCCTATACCGACGACGTGATGAAGAAGCATGTCGATGCGGCAAACCCTCATAGCCAGTATCTGCAAACGGCTAAAGCGCTGGCAGAGATTAAAGATGCGGGGCTGGTGGCGGAGGTTCTCAAAAACCTCGGTTTAGGCGAAGGCTCTGCTTTGCCGGTTGGTGTGCCGGTTCCATGGCCTTCGGAAAATCCGCCAACTGGGTGGTTAAAGTGTAATGGTGCCGCTTTCAGCGCTGCCACCTATCCGCTTCTGGCTAGAGCCTATCCATCGCTTAAATTACCGGATTTGCGTGGGGAGTTTATTCGTGGCTGGGATGATGGGCGGGGGGTTGATAGCGGAAGAAGTCTCCTCTCTTATCAACATGGATCGGTAGTTGTCGGAGACGATGGAGTAAGCACAAATACGCTCGTTACGATAAACAATTTAAATGACCAGTCTCGATGGGGCTACGACAATACACCTTTACCAAGCATTACTGGAATGTATGTCTCAATGACACCGGCCACGAATGATTATGTGTCTAATACGTGGCCCTTGGGTATTTATGGTATAAGCCGCCCAAGGAATATTGCATTTAATTACATTTTGAGGGCAATCTAATGAACAATAAACAAGACTTTCCTTTTGATGAAAATGAACTATCTACAAAAGAACTTTTTTTGGAAGTATACAATTACGATGCCGTAACTGGAGAGTTTAAAAACATATCAAAGGAATATATTTTAAAAGGTGTTGGTATTCCTGCATTTTCAACCATCAAGCCAAATTTATCAGTAGAAGCAGGTACTACTTGCGTTTATGAAAATAATGAATGGAAATTAGTTGATGATCATCGCGGTGAGACTGTATATGACACTAAAACGGGTAGTGAAAAAATAATAAACACCATAGGTCCATACCCAAAAGACACTACGACTATCAAACCAAAAACGAAATATGATTCATGGGATGGCAATTCATGGATAACCGATAGCCGTGCACAGCACGAAGCGGAAGTGGCCTTTGCAGAAGAAAAACGAAATCTATTATTAGCTAATGCGCAAAATATAATTAGTGTCTGGCAGACAGAGCTGCAATTAGACATGATCACTGACAAAGATAAGGCCAGCTTAATCGATTGGCTAACCTATATAAAAAAATTAAAAGAAGTTAAAACCTTTCAGGTACCAGATGTTACATGGCCTTTGCCACCGGAGGAGGCGGCCAACTGATTTCAGAAGCCGTCGATACGTCGACGGCATTTACTATAATTTTATACGCGACAAAAACGATAGCCTTGCCATATCATTATCAATTACATCACCAAACAAAGGTTTAATTTCGAATTAATATGATCACGTAAACTCCATAAATAACTACTTATGAGTTATTACCTATGATTAAAACTGGTATTTTAACATCTGAGCGCCTCCAGGTTATATTGAGATTCAGGGGCATGATTAGTAGATTACACCGCCGCCTTGCCATGTATTAATGTTTATTTAGCTTTGCATATTATTTTTAACCGCCAAATTTTTCTCTAAAAACCCCGATTGCAATTGAATTTTTTCTGTAGTGCTTATAATCTGAAAAAATTAACCCTGTATTTTAGCTGGTAATTTAAACAGAGTTAAGTAATGAGTTATGTAGATGGTGAATAATCATTTAATCTTCATTAATGTGTTCTTTATGTTAAGACGCTCTCACGATGTAGTTAAATGCAATGTTACGAGGACGGTTTTCATTAGCTGTAGGAACGACACGTGAAGCATCAAAATAAATGTCATCTGAAAAATTAGCCTTGTTAGACAAGCTAGGAAATGTTGCGTCTCTTGATCCCGAATCATAAAATGCACCAGAGAAAGCATCAAAAACTATTCCACCACTGCCACTAACCATACCTTGAATATTTCTGATCGCATCTCCCTGCGATGTAAGTATTGATCTTCCATTATCGACACCGCGAGCATTATCCCATCCGCGAATAAACTCTCCACGCAAATCCGGTAACTTAAGCGATGGATAGCTTTCGCCAGAAGCGGGTAATCAGCTGCGCTAAAAGCGTCACCATTACATGTCAACCAGCCTGATGGCGGTACTTCAGATGGCCAGGGAACCGGCACGCCAACCGGCAAAGCAGAGCCTTCCCCTAAACCGAGGTTTCCGCGAAACAAATCCCTGGCCCCTGTAACCTGCACAATGGCAAACTCCCCCTCTTTTACCAGAGGAAAAACGATGCTGATTGGCTATGTCAGGGTGTCAACAAATGACCAAAACACCGATTTACAACGGAATGCCTTGCAGAGTGCAAATTGTGAACAGATTTTTGAGGATAAAATCAGCGGTAAGACCAGCGAACGACCAGGCCTAAAGCGGGCGCTCAGGACGTTAAAAGAAGGCGATACTCTGGTGGTGTGGAAGCTGGATCGGCTTGGCCGCAGCATGCGTCATCTGGTCATGCTCACTGAGGAGCTGCGTGAACGTGGAGTCAATTTCCGTAGCCTGACGGACAGCATCGACACCAGCACGCCGATGGGGCGTTTTTTCTTTCATGTGATGGGCGCCCTGGCGGAGATGGAGCGTGAATTGATCGTTGAACGCACGCGAGCGGGCCTCTCCGCTGCGCGAGAGAAAGGACGCATTGGTGGGCGGCGGCGCATTATGACGCCGGACGTCGTGGAGCGGGCAAAAAGAATGCTGACGAACGGCGCCACACGTTACCAGGTGGCACTGGTGCTGGATATTTCTGTCAAAACCCTGTATCGCTATCTTCCAGTCAACGCCGCTAAACCCACCGATCACAGTAGTAACTAACAGGAATAAGCGATGTTATTTGCCGTGCGTTTTTACGATCGTGCCGACCGGGCTGATATCCGTAAAATCTATATGGACGCTCATCTACAGTGGCTGGAAAGCGTCAGGTCAGGCGTACTGATTGCGGGCTCCCTCAGAGAGCATGCCACGGCCCATCCCGATGGTGCGTTATGGATTGTGGAAGCCGCATCCAAAGAAGCCGTTGAAACCCTCCTGAAGCAGGACCCGTTATGGCAAGAGGGGCTGCGTCAAAACGTGGATATCCGGCTTCTTGGAGTAAGGCTTTTGACAGCCCCGTTACCCTGTAAATTATCGCCGCTGTTTAGCCACGCGCCAGCAAACCGCAATCGCATGCATCCTTTCTGCTGACCTGACACTCTGAGCACACCCTCAACACGGAGTGCTACAGATGTCTGATTTTCATCACGGTGTCCGCGTCATCGAAATTAATGACGGCACACGCACCATCTCGACTGTTTCAACCGCCATTGTTGGCATGATCTGCACCGCAGAAGATGCTGATGCAACGGCGTTCCCTCTTAACACACCTGTTCTGCTGACCAACGTGCAGGCAGCCATCGGCAAAGCCGGTACCCAGGGCACCCTGGCGGCCGCGCTGCAGGCGATTGCTGACCAGGCGAAGCCAGTGACTGTCGTGGTTCGCGTAGCAGAAGGCGCGAGTCAGGCGGAAACCACCTCTAACCTGATTGGCTCGACAGACGCGAACGGTAAATACACCGGCATGAAGGCGCTGCTCAGCGCGCAAACTCAGCTGGGTGTTAAGCCACGTATTCTGGGCGTGCCAGGGCTGGATTCGCTGGAAGTGGCGACCGCGCTGGCCAGCATTGCACAGCAGCTGCGTGGCTTTGCTTACGTGTCCGCCTGGAACAGCAAAACCATCTCTGATGCCATGAAGTACCGCGAAAACTTCAGCCAGCGTGAGCTGATGGTCATCTGGCCAGACTTTATTGCCTGGAATACCGCGACCAGCAAATCTGAAATGGCTTATGCCACCGCACGTGCGCTGGGCCTGCGCGCCAAAATTGACAACGATACGGGCTGGCATAAAACCCTGTCCAACGTGGGCGTCAATGGCGTAACCGGCATCTCTGCAGACGTTTTCTGGGATCTGCAACAGACCGGCACCGATGCCGATTTGCTGAATGAGAAGTGCGTCACCACGCTAATCCGCAAAGACGGCTTCCGTTTCTGGGGCAACCGCACCTGTAGCGACGATCCGCTTTTCGCGTTTGAGAACTACACCCGTTCAGCGCAGGTGCTGGCCGATACCATGGCGGAAGCGCACATGTGGGCCAACGATAAACCGCTGACGCCAGTGCTGGTACGCGAAATCATCGCCGGCATCAACGCGAAGTTCCGTGAACTGGTCAGCGCTGGTTATCTGCTGGGTGCGAACTGCTGGTACGACGAAAGTGCGAACGATAAAGAGAGCCTGAAGGCGGGCAAACTGTTTATCGATTACGACTACACGCCGGTGCCCCCGCTGGAAGATCTGACGCTGCGTCAGCGCATCACTGATACCTATCTGGCGAACTTCGCCGCATCCGTAAACAGCTAAGGAGCCGGATAAATGGCACTGCCACGTAAACTCAAGGGGTTAAACCTCTTTAATGATTCAAACAGCTATCAGGGCATTGTAACCGCCGTTACGTTGCCGAAGCTGTCACGCAAGCTGGATACCTATCGCGCAGGCGGCATGAACGGCGCCGCGTTTATCGATAACGGCCTGGACGATGCGGCGCTCGATATGGAGTGGACGCTGGGCGGTATGGATGAGCTGGTACTCAGCCAGTGGGGCGCAACGGCCAACGTTCCGTTACGTTTTACCGGTTCTTATCAGCGCGATGACACCGGCGAAGAGATTGCCGTTGAAATTGAAGTGCGCGGTAAGCACCAGGCGTTTGACTTCGGTGAAGCCAAGCAGGGTGAAAACGCCGAAACCAAAGTCACCAGCAAAAATACCTATTTCAAACTGACCTGGAATGGCAAAGAGCTGATTGAAATCGACACCGTCAACATGGTGGAGAAGGTCAACGGCGTCGATCGTCTGGAACAGCGCCGTAAAAATCTCGGCCTGGTGTAATAACAAAGGCCAGCGCGTTCTGCGCTGGCCCCTCTTGATTGAGATGGAGAAAAAATGGAACAGCTGGATAAGCCGGAACAGAAAGACAACCTGGTGGTGCTGGAAAGCCCGATTTCACGCGGTGATGTAGTGATCGCCCAGGTCGAACTGGTCAAACCGAACGCCGGCGCGCTGCGCGGTGTACGACTGGCCGAGCTGGCCTCGTCCGATGTGGATGCGCTGTTGATGGTGCTGCCTCGCATCACGATGCCTTCGCTGACCAAAGCGGAATGCAATGCGCTGGACCCGGTTGACCTGATTGCCCTGGGCGGCAAGGTGATTGGTTTTTTGTCAGCGAAATCGGCCACGTAAGCTGGCCCCGCGATATGACGGTCAATGATCTGATGGCCGATATTGCCAGCGTTTTTCACTGGCCCCCCTCAGAAATGTATCCCATGTCGCTGGAAGAGTTACTCGACTGGCGGCATAGAGTGATGATCCGCAGTGGAGTAACCTCAGATGAGTAACACGCTCAAGCTGCAAGTGCTGCTGGAAGCGGTTGATCGGGCGACGGCCCGTTCAGTGCCGTGCGTAAAGAAACAGAAAAACTGTCTGCGGATATCCAGGAAACGCAGGACCACCTGGATGCGCTCAACGCTAAATCCGCGCAGATTGAAGGGTTCCGTGCGACGCGCAAAGAGCTGACGCTGACCCAACAAAATCTCAAAAATACCCGGGCAGAAGCGGCAGCACTCGCCATTCAACTTAAAAACACCCAAAACCCCACCGCGGAACAAACGCAGGCGCTGGATAAGCTGCGTCAGTCGGCTAACGCGCTGCAGCAAAAAAATATTCAGCTGCGTCAGTCGGTACAGGAGCAACGCCAGGCGCTGAATGACGCCGGGATTTCCACGCGCCGGTTGAGCAGTGAGCGCCGGAAGCTGAACCAACAAGCCGAGCAGACGACATCCACCCTCAATGCGCAGGGTCAGTCCATGGATCGGCTGAATCAACGTCAGGACAAGCTCAACCGCATACGCGATCGCTACCGTGCCGGCATGGCGCTGGCAGATAACGTGCAAAGTGCCAGTTCGAAGGCCAAAGACTTTGTTGAGAAGGGCCGAAAAGTCATTGATTACCTGTCACCTGCAAATGAGATTGTGCAAGCCCGCGCGGCGATTACGCAATCGGGTGGCTCATCGGGTGAGGCAAAAGCTGCAGCACCGGCAGTGGCTAACCTTGCAAACGCGACGCAACGTAGCATGCAAGAAAGCGCGTCTTTGGTGCTCAATATTAAAAACGCGTTCGGCATTGCAGATGACCAGGTTGGTCAGTTAGGCGACGTGCTCTCATCGACCTTTGCCAATAAAACCACCGATTTTACCGCGCTTAAGACGGCGATGGTCGCCGTAGGGCCAGCCGCGAAGGACGCTGGTGTAAGCGTCGGTCAGACCGCGGCCATGATGGGCGTGCTGGCGGAAAACGGCATGACGGGCAGCCAGGCCGGTGCTGGCGTCAGCGCCATGTTGACACATGTTCAGGCACCGGACGCCAGCGCAGACAGCGCTCTGAAAGCGTTGAATGTGCAAACCGCTGACGACCAGGGCAACAACCAGCCCATTTTCGCGGTGCTCGGTCAGGTACAGGCGGCATTTGAGAAAAATAAACTCGACGCAGCCCAACAAGCCGCTTATCTGCAGGCCATTTTTGGTGAACAGGGCGCGGCCCCTGCCGCAGTGCTGATGAAGGGCGCAGCAAGTGGCCGACTGGATCAGCTGTCTCAGGCGCCCGCTGCCCAGCCGCCAGCCGCAGACGCGTCGGTTGATACCAGCCTGCAGGCTATCACTCAGGATGGCTTGTCCGTACAGTCCGTACTGACCGGCGTCATGAATATCAATCCTCAGCTCTCGGACAGCCTGCTGACGCTGGCGGCCGGTGGGCTGACGTTGGTGGATTCCCTGGCCAGCGTGGGGAACATTGCCTGGCCCGTCATTAGCGGGCTGAGTACTATCATGGCGGGTGTGGAGCTGCTGGGCAGCGCGTTTGCCATCATCGGTGGCGCGATTACGGCCACGCTGGGGGCGATTACGCTACCGGTGGTCTTGCTTGGCGCGGCTATCGCGGCGGGTGCCATGTTGGTTTACCAGTACTGGGAACCGATTAGCGCTTTTATCAGCGGCGTTGCTGAAGGTTTCAGCGCGGCGATGGGGCCGATAAGCGACGCGTTCGCGCCGCTGAAGCCGGTATTTGACTGGTTCAGTAACAAAGTGTCCGAGCTGGGCGCCTGGTTCTCGAAGCTGCTGGAACCCGTGAAGTTTTCTCAGCAGGAACTGGCTTCAGCAGGGGAGATGGGACAGCGCTTCGGCAACATGCTGGCGACAGCGCTGAAATTACCTGGTGAAGCCCTTAACCAACTGCGGGGCGGCATTGACTGGGTTCTGGGCAAACTTGGCATCATCGATGAGAAATCTGACAAGGTGAAAGACAAGCTGCCACCGCCCAAAATGCGCGAGCAGGACGACGAGGATGAGGATAACGCGGATGCCCGTCCGGCCGCATCGCGCGCCAGCCTTAACAGCACGCTCAATCAGCCTTTGCCCTCGGTTAACAATTCAAACGTGGATAACCGTCAGCACACCGTAACCAACAACATCTATGCGACAGGAGACCCCCAGTCGATCGGACAGGCCGTTGCACAGTATTCCACGGCATCGCCGTGGTCCACGGCTGATAGCAGCTATAACTCCATGTTTAGCAGGGATTAATTCACCATGATGATGATATTAGGCATGATGCCGTTTGTACGGCAAACCCTTCCCTTCGACAATCTGAAGCATGACGTGGGCTATCGCTGGGCAAAAAACAGCCGCGTAGGGCGACGTGAGTCGACCCAGTTTTTGGGTGCCGGTGACGATAAAATCACCCTGTCTGGCGAGCTCCGGCCTGAAATCACCGGCGGCAATGTCACGCTGCTGGCACTGAAGGCGATGGCCGATGAAGGCCTGGCGTGGCCGCTGATTGGCGGCAATGGCATTATTTACGGCATGTTTGTCGTCACAGATTTCTCGGCCACGCATACGGAATTTTACAGCGACGGCAGCGCGCGCAAGATAGGCTTTACCCTCAACCTGTTGCGGGTAGATGATTCATTGACCAGCATGTTCGGCGACTTAAAAAGGCAGGCGGAAGAACTGCAAAACAGGGCCAGTGACGCAGCGCAACGGGTGGGTTCTGTCATCAACAGCGTTACCTCTGCGCTGAGCGGAGGGCGCTGAGATGAGCGATATCGCCCCGATTCCGGTGCCTCTGCGCGTTGCGCCTACGCCGGACTTCAATATCAAAATTGAGACGAAGGATAAAACGGAAGATATTCGCCCACGGCTGATTTCTCTGAAGTTAACGGATAACCGTGGCTTGCAGGCCGATCAACTGGAGCTGACGCTGGACGACAGCGACGGCCAGTTGGTCATGCCGCCTTTTGGCGCAAAAGTCGCCCTGGAGATTGGCTGGAAAGGACAGCCGCTTGCAAATAAAGGCATCTACCTCATTGATGAGGTCACCTACCAGGCGCGCCGGACACGATAACGGTGGTCGCCCGAAGCGCCGATTTTAGCGGTTCGCTCGATGTTAAAATCACTGATTCATATCCAGACATGACGGTTGGCGAGGCCGTGGAGAAAATCGCGAAACGTAACAACCTCAAGTGGAAAGTTTCGCAGGAGATAGCTAAGAAAAAGATTAAGCATCTCGATCAAACGCAGGAAACGGACGGCACATTTATTACTCGTCTGGCTATGCTGGTTGGCGCGGTGGCGACAATTAAAAAAGAAATGCTGCAGTTCTTTGCCCCCGGGCAGGGCGTGACCGTGAGCGGAAAGCCGATTTCACTCCTGAATCTGAACCGACAGGATGGCGATAAGTATGAGTACAAATTGTTTAAGCGCGACGATTACAGTGGCGTAGAAGCAAAATGGTACGATCAGAAAAAGGCGCAGCAGAAAGGGGTAACCGTCAACACGATACCGCCAGCAACACCGGCGGTGAACCCTGTCCATCCCGCGGCCCAAAATATCCCCACTATCGGGCAACAAGACCCGGGAAAAACCTATGTTTTTGGCAGCAATAAGAAGCTGTATGTACTGAATACGCACTTCAGTAGCCAGGAGGAAGCAGAGGAGGCGGCTAAGGCAAAGTGGCAGGAACTGCAACGCAACCGGGCTACGCTGAAGATCCTACTGGCGCTGGGTGCTGCGGAGTTGATTCCTGAAACGCCGGTCAAAGCTCAAGGTTTTAAATCGGTCATCGATAATCAAAAATGGCTGATTACCAATATCGTGCATACCCTCGATAAAAGTGGCTTTACCACCCAGTTGAACCTGGAGTTGATGACCGAAAACGTGGAATACATCTTAGTTGAAAAGCAAGGTGGTTAGATTTAGTCTAATTATCGTTGCTTTTTGTTTAGCCTTTGGCTAATGTTGCACTATGCCAGAGAGGAGAACAACTATGATGCATTGCCCAAAATGTCAGACCGCCGCCCATACGAAAAGCAGCCGTTACGTTTCGAAAGAGACGAAAGAACGTTATCACCAGTGCCAGAACATTAACTGCAGTTGTACCTTTAAAACCCTGGAGAGCGTATCCGGGATTATCGTCGAACCGGCGCAGATTAATACCGTGCCGGTGATGGCGAAAGGCAGCAATAACCCGTCACCGCAGCTGTTGTAAGCCCAACCCGCGAAAGCGGGTTTTTTTATGGCTGCGGCCTGGATGGGATCGCTGGGAGATCAGGCTGAAGGCCAGCGAGCCGTTGACGTTCAAGGGCGCGAAAGCGGCCTCTGGGAGTGCTGTTAATAACTGTACGGTGGTGAGGGCCGCGGGGCCCTTGGAGTGCTGTTAATAACTGTACGGTGGTGAGGGCCGCGGGGCCCTTGGGGACACTGGCAATTACTGTACGGAATAAAAAGATTTTACTGATATGAGTCAGGCAAAACAGGCTTCCGGTGAAGAGAGAAAAAGCGTGGCGATTTTCGGCAGAAGAAAACGCAGGGGTGATAAAGTATTTTGGTACTAAGAGTAAGTCCGCGCTGGGATTTGAATTCGGTATGCGAATTCCCTTCTTCCAAAGGGAAGAAGGGAAAGGGCCGGAATTAATGAACGCTATCTGTAAGTTTGCTATCGATCATCACCAGCCCCGACGCTGTTTGCACAAAACGCGGCGCGGTTAAGTCATCAGTCATGATGTTAATCATCTGGAATAACAAACCGGTGATGTGTTTCTGCAAGTCTGTAGAAGCCGGCTGATTCAGCAACACTAACGTCAATGCGCTGCAATATTGCCGCATCTCTTCCGAATCTATCGAACAACCGCTGCGACAGGCTTTGTCATTACCTTTCTCCAGCGTGAGGCGTTTAATCAGGTGTTCTGGCAGTGGCTTGTCTAACAGAACTTTCAAGACTTCCAGTGCAGCGAGCAGACGGCCGCATAGTGCCATACGAGCGGTGATATCGTGACATTCCACCAGGGCATCGACATAGTGGCTACATGCCTCCAGCACCTGAAAGAGATCGTGCGTCGTGCCGAGCGGTGTTTCAAAAGGGTTGATACTGCCGGTTCGATAACTGGCTGAATGTCCACGATTTCATAATGAGTGGTTGTGTTACTATTGGTATTAGCCATAGCGTTGTTTCCTTTAGAGTGAACGTTGTGGTCAGACGCTCCGGTATGTGTTGCATCACTGCCGGGGCGTTGCTCTCATAAAAGGCCTCATGTTAGTGTGGTCTTTTAAAGGATTAAAATGAGGGAATAGGTCAGTACATGTCAATTATAATGCGTGAAAAAAAACCAAAAGGTGGAGGCAAGTCCCCACAATTTCAAATGCGCATTGATCCCGCCTTGAAAAAACAGCTCGATGCGGTTGCAGCTGAAGAAGGAATTAGTCTGGCAAGCTGGCTGAAGAACCTGGCGAGAGAGGCGTTAAAGGCAAGGGGGATTGAGCCGGAGGGGTGAGTTTGTACGTGAAATATTGAGTTAATTATATGTGTGGTAAATGAAAAAAAGCTAAATTTCACTATTGTGAATTTTTTAATGTGGCCATTACAAGTTTGATAAAATAGCTGAGGCTTTGATGGAGTTGTGAGTAAATGAAGCTTTTTATTTTATGGTTACTTCAATCTTTTTTCTATCTTGTACCGATTATAGTCAGTGTTGTTGGTGCTTATTTTATTGTGCGATTCGTTCCATTTTACCCAATGGGGTTTGTGGTTGCCTGGGTCGGTATCGTTGCTTATCTTTATGTAAGATACAGTAAGTGGGTTTAATTTTAAACACAGAATTTATATCTACCATTTTTAAATTTCCCAAAGTAATATCGTCTTTTTCTGCAACCTATTTATCGATGTAAGCGAAAAAAATTGTATGTTACCTCAGCAAATCATTTTGAAATTTGGGCTAACCTCGAAAGCTTCGTTTTCGTTAGACTTAAGGCAGTGAGCAAGCGATTATGAGTCCCAATTCTAAATGAGTTGAATCAGTAACTTACTGATTTTTATGTTTTATTTAAGCCGAGTAGTGATGAAAAGTGGCATATAGCGTTGCGCTCTGCTGCCACTTTGCTGCCAATATCTCTGTTACACTAAGGAAGTATGAAATTCAGTGTAGCCATAAATCATAAACCATTATAGCGTTACATCACTTCGGAAGTGTTATTTCCAATACCTTACTATTAGTCTTTAGGTTTCTTTTTACTATTACTCTTTTCAATATTCAATGACACATTTTTAACTTTATTACTTTCTATGTCATTCTGAGGGTTATTCAACAAATTCATCGATTTAATAGCATCATCTAGTTCAATAGATTTCCATAATGTGTTGCTACCTAAAGCTTCTAAGATCATTTTGTGTTGATTGCTATAACTTGAATTTAAAAGTGAGCTCAATTTTTTATTTATTTTAGCGTCTATATAGTATGGTGGTTTGCCATCAGCAGGAATTTCTTTTTCAAAGCGTGATCTTAAATAATCGCTAGTAGATAAATCCATTGAATGTGTTAAGTTTTTTCTAATGTTTGTCGATTCATTCATTTTAAGGAAGTTAATTTCTTTCCTTAGTTCTGTTAACTCACTGGATGCTTTGCCAGCTTTTTTTTGTTCAGAACTTAACTTAATAATGAGTTCATCAATCTTTTTAAGACTTTCTGCTTTTTCATTTTCAATTTTAGTGATTTCTGACTTGGATAATTCCATCAATTCGATACTTTCTCGAAGAGATAATACGAATGAACCCATCTCATCGGCGCTACCTGAGAATCTATTAAATATCATTAGGAAGTAATTTAATAGTTCACTGTCAGAAAAGTTGGGGTATCTAACTCTATGATCAATCTCGCTCCACCCTTCCTCAAATATAGTCCTAACTTGAATCTCAGTAAAAATATCATCCTTCATTGGACGAGTTGTAGTTATGTAGTGTGCTGAACGGTAACCAGCTTTATGGACTTTTACTTCGCAATCTTCACTATCATATTCATCCGATTTTGATTCATCACCCTTTCTAATATAGACCACCGGTTTTTCTGATAACTTACACATGGATGTTATAAATTCATGAATAGGTCTCCAATCCTTCTTAAATAGGTGAAGTACTCGTATTCCAATTAGATCGGTGACAATTTTAGTATAATTACTATCGCAAATATCTTTATATTTTTCATTTTTATCATTTCTTTTTCTAATTATTTTTGCCATAAGGTGTTCGGGATCTTTAACTCTCCATCTTACCGAATGTACTTCGTTAACTTGTTGAAATACAGAAGACAACATAACGGCTGTTTCTTTTAAATATCCATAGCTTTCTGCGTGAGAGATACCGATTTTTAAAAGATCATCCCACTTTATTTTTGAATTTGAAAATTCAGCTTCAGTAAGATTGTTGTTAATTAGGAACTCTTCGACTTTAAGATCTTTAGATATTTTAATTTCATTGTCCATGATAGAATTATCCTCGTTACTTGTTGAATTTTTTAAAATTAAATCATTGTAATTGTAATTGTAAGTGTTTACGGGCCGTGCTTAACGCTATTTAGTAGCGTTCCAATTTTTTTAGCGGATTCAGCATCATCGCCTCTGATAGATGATCGGGTGCAAAATGCGCATAACGCATCGTTACCTTGATGTCGGTGTGTCCTAATATTCGTTGAAGAACCAATATATTGCCACCATTCATCATAAAGTGAGAAGCAAAAGTGTGGCGTAAAACATGCGTTAGCTGGCCTGCAGGTGTCTCAATGCCTGCGCGCTGCATGGCCTTTCTAAATGCTGAATAGCATGGTTTAAAAAGTGGCTGCGCTTTCCTACTTGATGGTAGTTCAGAGTGTATTTTTTCGGTTATCGGCACCGCTCGGTTTTTCTTGCCTTTAGTTTTTACATAGATGATCTGACCAGCGCGGATTTGGTTTCCCATCAAGCCCTCGGCCTCACTCCATCGCGCACCAGTTGCGAGGCAGATCTTGACGATAGTAGCCAAGTCTTTAGAACGGCTTTTTTCACACTCTTTGAGAAGGGTTCTGATTTCATCAATGGTGAGATACGCCATCTCTGATTCATTGATCTTAAACTCGCGTACGTTCTCAAGCGGATTAGGCGCGGTCCATTCATCTAACCGGCGCAACTCGTTGAACATTGCTCTGAAATACGCCAGCTCTAAATTTACTGTGCGAGGCGTAACTGTCTTTACTCGGCTGGAGCGGGTGATCTTCCCGCTTAACCGCCGCTCGCGATAAGACGCAAAAATTTTCGCGTTAAACTCGGTTGCGAGTGGGTTTCCCATCGCCTCGCAGGCGAACGCCATTGTGGTTCGCCGCTTCTCACCATCCGCCAACGTAATGCCATGCGTGTTGAACCACAATTCAACCAGGTCAATTACCCGCCGCTTATCTGCTTTCTCTCCCAGCCAGGGCTTATCTTGAGCCTGTTCTTTTACGAACTTCTCATAGGACTGTGCTTCGCCCTTCGTCGCAAACTGGCGGCGAATCCTTTTGCCGTCACGGCCGTTTGGGAAAACTTGTACCTGCCATTTCCCGTTAGGTAATTTGTTTATCGCCATTCCAAGCCTTACAAGTATTCAGTTCGGGTGATTACTTTGCCTAAGACTACGATGTCACTTGATTGGCATTCAAATGACGATTTCCCATTCTCGACACGTATTCTTCCACCGGGAAAACGTACGAGCTCTCGGATGCTGACTAACTTATCAATCTCGATAAGCCATAACCCATCAACGATTTCGCCCTCATAAGTATCAACCAAATAAGTGCTTCTATCTGCGTTGATCACAAACGGGGCATTCAAGCCTTCGGGTAGTGATGCTTTATCCAGAATGAAATCCTCCATAGCCTCTAAAATCCCATTTGAGATTTTTTTGTGTGTTGCAATCACAACGCGGGATTCCTCTATTTCCATAAAGCGTGCACCTTTACCTGTAGTAAGCCAGGTAAGTGATGCTCCGGTTTCCACATGGCAGATGATCACCCAGTCAGCAGGGAAAGTATCACGGGCTGAACGGTTGGCTAGCGTGCTTTGCGAAACGCCCAAATGCTTGCATAACGCCTGACGGCTGCTGAATCCGTACGCCTCAACTAAGCGAAAAATCACGTCTTTGCCGCCACGGTTACTCTCTACCGCTTCACGAATCATTTTTGCAATATGGCGATTTGTGTTTTCTGTTGTTGACATATCCGATTTGTGATCCTATTCTTCGTTGTGTGATGAGATGAATAGCGTTTAATAGTGATATCTAATACCTAAACTGGGGAATACTGCATCATGACTCGTAAACTTTCAATGCGCCCTTCCATTAATCTTGTGATTTCAGAACCCTACATTACTGTCGAAGAGTTCTGCCGTCGCACTGGTTACAAGGAAGGCACCGTCCGCCAAATGTACCGCGAGAACCGTTTGCCCATCAGGAAGAAGGAAGGCTTAAACGGGCTTATCGAAATCAACATGGTTGCTCTCACTATCGAAGCCGCTTCTGGTTGCGAAATCACAATGCAGGGTTGATGTATCCATATTGGGATATTTGAAGGGATTAATCATGTTTGATTTTCGTGTGTCCATACATAACCACTTTGACGAAGCCTGCCGCCGGTTCGCTCTGTCTCACAACATGAAAGAGCTGGCACAGGCTGCAGGCATGAACGTGCAGTCCCTGCGCAACAAGCTGAATCCTGAACAGCCGCACCAGTTGACCGTTGCGGAAATGCTTTTGCTCACTGACCTGACCGAAGATGCAACTTTAATGGATGGCGCACTGGCACAACTACATTGTTTGCCTTGCGTACCGATGAACGAACATGCCGAAGAAAAGCTGTCAGCCTACGTTTTGAAGGCAACGGCAGAAGTGGGGCAACTGGCAGCCGGTGCAGTGAATCAGGATGCGTTGAGCACTTCCTGTCGCCGCAGCCTGATGCAAAGCGTTAATACCGGCATTCGCTGCCTGAGCCTCGCAGCTATAGCAGTGCAGGCCCGCATCCATTCCAATCCCACTATGGTATCAACCGTAGACGCTATCAGCGGCCTCGGCGCATCCATTGGCCTGAGCTGAGGGACTGCTAATGATTTCACTGGCATCACTTCTTAAGCGTCAAAGCCCGTCAGTAGCTTACGGCAACGGCTGGATCATGGGTGAGAACGGCAAGCCCTGGCATCCGTGCAACAGTCAAAAGCAACTGCTGCAGGGGCTGTCCAGCAAACGCAAAACCGCCGGTTTTTTGGCGCGGTTATTCAGGGGGTAACATGCAGCGAGTAACTGGCAACGCAACCGCACAGCAAGGCCCGGCATCTTTTGCCAAAACTCATTCAACGGGCAATCGTGCTGATGCTGTTAACAAAATGTCGTTCGATGAGTTTCGGAAAAGCTGGCGGCAGCAGCGTGACAATAACGCTAACCCGTCGCTGCGTTATTTCAACCGTCAGAATGACGAGTTTAAATTTTGCGTATTAACCTTGGCTAACCGCGAAAATCCTAAAACTTTTTCACAGGAGGAAATCGGCAAGCCGTTTGAATACTTCGATGAATACCGCCGCGAATTAATCATCATGGCGATGAATAAAATGGCGCGCTGGGGAAAGATATTACCCCGACAGTTTTCTACCGCAGACTGTTTTTTACCTGAGTAAATAAGACTCAAAAAATTAATGGCGTAAACCCGCCGGGCATTCCTTTGCCCTAAATCTGGAGAACTGAAAATGAGAAATACCGAAACCCGTAAATTTGAAGCCGACGCAGACACACTTAATGCACTGCTTAGCAAGGCCAAAACAGAACAGCGCAGCGATGATGCGCTGGCCGTGTCAATCCCCATTGCGGCGCTGGTCATCCATGCCCGCAGGCACGAAATGAGCGCACCGGAAATTATTGAGCTGCTGGATAAAGAGGCAGAACGTTTTGAGCATCAGGCGCGGGAGCTGCACTAATGGCCGATTCAATGGATTTAGTCCAGGCGCGCGTTGAGGAAGAACTGCAGCGCAATCTCGCTAATGCACGTCGCCCGTCCGCCGGGGCTGGTGAGTTCTTTTGCCTGGCCTGCGATGAGGCGATACCCGCTGCCCGTCGCCGCGCCGTGCAGGGCGTTACACACTGCGTAGCCTGTCAGGAAATCATCGAGCTAAAAAGCGCCCATTACAAAGGCGGTGCCGTATGAGTACGATCCTCAAATGGGCGGGCAACAAAACCCGCCTCATGCCTGAGCTGCTTAATCATCTGCCGCAGGGGCTACGCCTCGTTGAGCCGTTCGCCGGTTCCTGCGCAGTGATGATGGCAACGGATTACCCGGCTTATTTGGTGGCTGACGTTAATCCCGACCTCATTAATCTTTACCGCCAGATTAAAGACCACACCCGCCCCTTTATTGTGGTGGCGCTGAGTCTTTATTCACAAAACAAAACGGCAGAGGATTATTACCGCATCCGCGAAGCGTTTAATCATGACCCGGCTCTACCTCTGCTTGAGCGTGCCGCGCACTTCCTTTACCTGAACCGCCACGGCTACCGTGGCCTTTGCCGCTACAACCGCAAGAGTGAATTTAATATTCCTTACGGTAACTATTCTGAACCCTATTTCCCCCTGGAAGAAATCGAAACGTTCGCAGCCAAAGCCCACCGTGCAACGTTTGTCTGTGCTGATTTCCGCGAGACGCTGAGCATGATTAAGGCCGGTGACGTTGTTTACTGCGACCCGCCCTATGACGGCACGTTTAGCGACTACCACGCAGGCGGATTTGATAAGGCCGCGCAGCAGGACTTAGCCAGCATGTTAACCAGCGTGTCAGAGCGCTGCCCGGTCATCGCTTCAAACAGTGATACCGACTTTACGCGCACGCTTTTTAATGCCTACGAGCTGACCAGCGTCAGGGCTGCCCGCGCGGTTGGCGTGGCCGCCGGTGACAGTAAAAGCGCGGCAGAAATCATTGCTGTTCGTCGTCCTGCCGCTGTCTGGGTTGGGGTGGATATGGCTGCAGATGAGGCGGCCATATGACCGCCTATTACAACGAGTTTGATCCATTTGCAGCGCAGTGGCTGCGTAAACTTATTGATGCTGGCCTGATTGCGCCCGGCGTCGTTGATGACCGGAGTATTACAGATGTCACACCATCAGATCTCAAAGGCTTCACTCAGTGCCATTTCTTCGCTGGTGTTGGCGGATGGAGCTACGCGCTTCGGCTCGCCTCCGTGCCAGACTTTTTTCCTTGCTGGACAGGTTCACCACCCTGCCAGCCATTCAGCACCGCCGGAAAGCAACTCGGCCAGCTTGATGAGCGACACCTTGCCCCAACCTTTATGCGCCTCGTCGCGCAGTGCCGCCCTGCAGTCCTGTTTGGCGAACAGGTTGCAGCGGCAATTGGCAAGCACTGGCTCGATGATTTATGCCTTGAGCTGGAAAATGAAAACTACACCTGCGGGGCGGCCGTATTGCCAGCGTGTAGCGTCGGTGCACCGCACAAGAGAGATCGACTTTTCTTTGGAGCCGCACTCATGGACCACGCCAGCAGCATCGGACGGCACGCGCGGCGGCACAGGGATAACAACGGGCATGACGGGCAGCAGCCTGCCGCAGCTGGTAAAAATGGCAGCATGGCCCACCACTGCGGCGGTGGACTACAAAGGCAGCGGAAAAACGGTGATTCGCAAGGATGGCAGGGATCGGACATTTACCAGGCTGGATTATGCAACCGAGCAGGGCCTTTCACCGTGGCCCAGCCCGTGCGCTCAGAACGGGACTGTAAACGGCTATCGGGACCCGCAGAAGGTCATTGCAAGGAAAGCAGCGGGGCGACAGCAGAACTTACAGGATGTTGTGATCCTTGCAATTGGGCCAATAAGGATGACAGCTTCTGGTCAGATGCTGACTGGCTCATATGCCGGGATGGAAAGTTCCGGCCAGTTGAATCCGGCACATTCCCGCTGGCTAATGGGATTCCCGCCAGAGTGGGACGCCTGCGCGGTTACGGTAATGCGATAGTCCCGCAGGTTGCTGCTGAGTTCATTATCGCTTTCATGGCAGCATCAGTTGAGGCGGTGGCATGATTGAACAGTACGCTTACCCGTGGAATGCGCCACGGGAAGCCATCGCCAGCCCTTACCCCACCTATGAGGAAATGCACAGCCGCAGTCGGATGATTGCGGCTTTAGTGCGTGCGCAGGAGCTGCTTGAGCAGCAGCCGACCATGATCCAGATTGACGTTAAGCGTCGCGTCAACGAGCTGGAAAAATCACAGGGCATTGCCCGCGCCAATGTGTACTTAACGAAAACCTTCGTCGAGCGCACATTGCCGCGAGTTGAATGCGTTAACGAGCAGTACCGGGTGAAGGCTATGGACGCCAGCACCTTTAACCTGCTGACACAAAACGCCACGAAAGAGAATGGCGCAGCGCGTGCCGGTGGACAGCTTTGGGAGCTGATGAAGCGTTTTAACCGCCTGGCTGATATGTCGCGTGCCGATGTGGATTTACTGGCCGGTGATATTGCCAGTTTCATTCTGGCCGAGTTGGTACAGGCACACGCGCAGGCAGCTGATGAGTCAGATTATAAATACACGCACCGCGTCTACATGACAGCGGCGGCCATTACCCGTGAATTTAATCAGACGCCACCACTGTGGGACAAGGTGACGTCCCGTTTCTTTGATCCCGAAGAAGTCACGCCCGCCGTGCTGCGTATGCAGACAGAGAAATGGTGGACGGGGCGACTGCGCCGCGTGGCTGCGTCATGGCAGGAACACCTGCAGATTGCCCTGGCTAACGTCAGCAAAAAGCACACGCCATATGCCAGCAGAATGACGGTTTCCGAATGGCGGGATCAGAAACGCCGCACCCGTGAGTTTTTAAAGGGTATGGAACTGGAAGACGAGGAAGGCAACCGCATCAGCCTGATTGAAAAATACGACGGCAGCGTGGCTAATCCGGCAATACGTCGCTGTGAGCTGATGACCCGCATTCGCGGCTTTGAAAATATCTGTAATGAACTGGGCTATGTCGGGGAGTTTTACACGCTGACCGCGCCTTCACGCTATCACGCCACAATCAAAACCGGCCATCGTAACCGTAAATGGAATGGTGCCAGCCCGGCAGACACGCAGCGTTACCTCTGCAACGTGTGGCAGCGCATCCGCGCAAAGCTGCACCGTGATGATATTCGTATCTTTGGCATTCGCGTTGCCGAACCCCATCACGACGCAACGCCACACTGGCACATGCTGATGTTTATGCGTCCCGAAGATGCGGAGCAGGTGCGCCATACAATCCGTGACTACGCCTTTCAGCAGGACAGCAACGAGTTGACCACGGATGAAGCCCGTAAAGCGCGCTTTCATGCCGAGGCCATCGATCCTGATAAGGGCAGCGCTACAGGCTACGTTGCTAAGTACATTTCAAAGAATATCGACGGCTACGCGCTGGATGGGGAGCTGGACGACGAAAGCGGCAAAGAGCTGAAAGAAACCGCACCCGCCGTTTCTGCATGGGCGGCCCGCTGGCACATCCGACAGTTTCAGTTTATCGGCGGTGCGCCGGTCACGGTATACCGCGAGCTGCGACGCATGGATGACACCGACACCGCCCACGGCCTCAGCGTGGAGTTTGCCGCTGCACACGATGCGGCAGACGTGGGCGACTGGGCTGCATACGTTAACGCGCAGGGCGGCCCGTTCGTGCGTCGTGATGAACTGGCCGTGCGTACGTGGTATCAGTCGGGCGATGAGCTGAACCAATACGGCGAGGAAACGTTACGTATCAAGGGCGTCTACGCAACTGAGGTTGGCGCAGATACCCCGATTTTAACCCGTCTGGCACAGTGGAAGATTGTTCCGAAACGTGCCGTTGATTTTGGTTTTGACCTTCAGGGCGCGCCCGCGCCCTCTCGGAGTTCTGTCAATAACTGTACGGGGCGTTTGAGATCTGAGGATTCAAACCCGCCGGAAAGTGTGGAAGAAATAGACTTCACAGGGATGAGCCGTAAAGAACGGCGGCGACTGCTGGCCCGACTGAGGCAGAAAAGCCGGATAAAAAACACTTAGCGTTGCGGCGTCCAGACAAAATCGAGGCCGCGTGTGACAACGTGATCGGCCAGGTCAGAGACTTAAGCGGCGAAACCATCAGTCGCGGTCTGGCCATGCGACTGATAGGCGGTACGCAGACAGAAATTGCGGGAAAATTGTTCCGCAGTAGCTGTTACGGTGATTTAGTGCGGCCATTCAAAAGCAAGGCTGACGCTTCACGTAAAGACGAAATACTAAGCCGTTTCAACAGGCTCGCTGAAAGGGCAAAGGCAGCCAAATTACTCAAAGCAGAAAGCGAAGCGCACAAAAAGTAAGGATAAAAGTAAAAAAACATTTCACTTTAAGAATTCTCTAATATACTGTGCTTATGACAGTTTTTTGAGGGGGGAAATGTTATGCAGGATTGTTTTTTTGAGTCTTTGAAATTGCAACGCATTGATTTTTTTCTTAAATTGGTTGCATCTAGTGATTGTAGTGAAGATGAAAAGAGTCTGGCGATACAGTGGGTGTCTGAGCTGACTGATGAGCTGGTAGCGAAGATTCGAAACCATGAATATAGCCGTACAATGGAATCCATTAGTTAGGAGGAATCTATGCGTATTGACAATTATGAGCAGAGAATTAGCTAGAAGCTGTTATAAAGTCTGTAAATCTGGGCTAAATCGAAATGTGCTCCCCCCACTTTCTAAAAACTATAATCCGCATACGTAAGTTCAGGTCAGTAGTCCTTAGATGATCGGCTTAGCTATCGATTAATAAAAAATGTTGCTAGAGATGCGGCAAATTTTGATTTAGCGGCAATTCTAAACCTCATGTAGTATCGCATGAGGTTCAGGTAAGCTAAATGTAAAGGCATTTCTAAAAGTCTTTGAGCGAAAATTAATTTTTGGAATGTTAGCTTTTAAACCGTTTCGTCTTAAATTCTTGTAAAAGAAGATATAATGTTTATGATTGTTAAAAAATAGAAAAGCTCAATAGGAATGAAAGGAGTTTACCCTATGCCTAGTTTTGAAAATACGCAGCAAAATCAAGGGGATGAAATTGCCGCGGAAATTCAAGTGGAATTGGCCGAAGAGGATATGGAACAGTCTGAAGCTACCGAATACCTATACAGCCAACATATAAGTGCGCTCTTACCCCAATGCCCTCCCGCAGAAGCGACAGAGTGTGATAAGGAATGCTGGCGTTTCACACTAGATCCTATAACTAGCAGTTGCTTTTGGCCTCCGAAAAGAAGATCACCTCAGAGAGTTGCTTCTGACGACGCTCAAGAATGTTCTATGTGGGCTCTATCTATGTATGAATCTGAGGCTCAGGCTACAAGAGCCTATACCCTGCTAGCTAAAAGTATGAGAAATATAAAGAAAACTATTGGCGATCATCTGGCAAGTGGTCTAGTAACCTGCAGTGATGGTAAATGTATGCCTGCTAACAGAAAAGGTCATTTCGATTTTCATCCTTATGCGGATGCGGATTTTGCTAACGGGTTCCAAGTAATGCGGGCGTTACCATGATCAAATTAGATGCTAGAAGGATAAATGCGGCAACTGTCGGGGATTATTCTTGGTATTCTGACCTGGTAAATTTTGATGGCCCACTAATTTGCTTGTTCAGAGGAAGTGGGTATAAAGATGCCCTTTATGTATGGCTTGATAATTCGGCACGAGCGAATCGTTGGTGTTTAATTCCTGTTTCAAGGTCTACTTTGGACTCTTATCTTAATCAAACAATGAGTTTGAGAGAGATTATTCAGTCAAGCGAATATACTTATATTTGTAATCATTATGCAGAAACTGGAAGAAAGATCTATAATATCTTGTATATCAATAGTTTTCCTGATGAGTATATGCCTGATGAAGATTCATATTTGTATGAAGATATATGTACTGATGATGCGTTACAATTAGTGCGTGAGCGTACATCCAGTTATATGCTTGGATTAGATAATCAACTTTTTATAAATGATTTATCTGTAATACCTAAGGTTTTTGAACAACTTTATTCTTTTCATTACGGACTAGCTCATTTAGGTAGACTGTCTATAAGAAACACCATGTTGCGCTTGATGGGTAGTTGGACTGGTGGAATATCGGCAGTAAACATTTTTTCAGGGTTGAAAAATGTTATTCCTGTTTTACATCGTCCAGAGGTCAGCTCTCTACAATATAATTCACCGGGGCATATTGAGCTAAATTTACTTCCGGATTTAGCCAGGAGTGTTCAAGATGCATCTATACGTGTGAAAAATGAAATGATTTATGACCGCTTGGAGAAAATGTATAAAGATACATATGCATACTTCAAAGATAATGGGTTATCAGGTTTTGATGATGACAGCGGTATTGAATTTAGAAATATCGATTTTGAAACTACGGAAAATTTGCGTAAGCGCGTTAGAATATTTTTTAGATGTTTGGGATGGACAAGTTATCAAGCTCAGTTTGATTTGATAGGAGCTCATCCTTTACAGCAGTTACGTGCTGTAATGGCCTACTACAGGCGGCTTAAAATTTTGCGTGAATATATTGTCTCCAATAAGCTATTTGTGGGTCAATCGCAGGTAGTGCAACAGCCACAAATGCCCCTTCCTCCTGAGGCATAGTTTCATGCACTATGTTGCATGAATCCGCATGATCCCAAAAGGATCGTTTGACCTCCGGCCCGCCAATACTGGCGGGCTTTTTCGTATGTCATGCAGGTGCATGAAACCACTACATAAAGCGCGCAGGCGTGGCGGGGCTACGAGCGCGCGCCATAACTTTTGACAAAGGAAATAGCACATCATCAAGAAGGCTAGTTTTTAGGATAAACGATTAGACTAATTTCAAGAAAATTTTGCGACTTTATGACTTTGCGTTACTATCGAGTGAATGAATATACAAGGAGTAGGTATGTCTATTAAATCAATTAAATCTCAAATTGACTTCTTTCTTAGTAAGTCTGAACCATCTGTGATGGCAATAAAAGGTGATTGGGGAATCGGTAAGACATATGCGTGGAATAAATACTTGATTGAAGCAAGAAAAGAAAATCGAGTTCCATGCGGGAAGTATTCTTATGTTTCGTTATTTGGCATAAAGACTATAGAACAATTGAAGGAAGCGATTTTTTCAAACGCTGTTCCTAATGAACATGCAGGAGAACAGCCAAGTCTGCAAAGCTTTCAAGATAATACGAAAAACTTAATTAATAGTTTTAGTAAGTGCTCGTGGAGATTCATGAAAGATCTTCCATATTTGAATTACGCCGCTCCAGCAATACAGGCTTGGTCATTTATGTCTGTTTCTAATTATCTAATATGTATTGATGATTTAGAAAGAAAAGGAACCTCTCTTGAAGTTAAAGAGGTGCTGGGGCTAGTATCTTTACTGAAAGAACAAAAAAATTGCAAGGTTGTGCTTCTTTTAAATGATGGAACCAAAGAAGTAAAAGATTATAGTAAGTATAGAGAGAAAGTTATAGATGTAGAGCTTTATTTCTCGCCGTTGCCACAAGAAAGCGCGAATATTGCTTACGATAACTCTAAAGATTTCCACAATGAATTAGCCGAAAAGACGATTAAATTAGGAATAAGTAACATTAGGATACTAAAGAAGATTGAGAGTATTGTCGGATTATTGTGGCCAAGATTGGATAGGTGTGAGCAAGAGATTAAATGGCAAGTAATTCATAGCGCTGCATTGATGGGGTGGTCACATTTTAGCCCTAAAGCTGGAACTGATATTCCAAGTCTGAAATTTATAGTATCCATGGATAATATTTATATGATAGGTGGCAAGGACTCCACTGAAAAGGAAAAAGCCTGGAAGGAAATTATGCTAAGTTATAACTTTACGAGGGTTGATGAGTTTGACAAGGTTATAGCTGAACTTATTAAATATGGTTATTTCAATCTAGAACATGTTGATGCAGTTATTAATCGTGCTAACCAAGAGGCTATTCATAACAAAAAAGCCAATGGAATGAATAAGGCTTGGGATGTATTTCATAGTAGTTTTAAAGATAACGAAGCGGAAGTGTTGCAAGCCTTTATTGATGGAGTGAAAGAAAGCGTAGCACACGTTACGGCTAACCAACTTGACAGCGCGATAACCGTTATAAGAGATTTGGGAGGAAGGGAGAAAGCAACGGAAATCTTAGATTTTTATATAGACAGCAGAATGTCCACGCCTGAAATTTTCAACTTGAATAGTTTTGAGGTTTACAAGCCGATACAAGATAAAGAAATCAATGAAAGGTTTAATGATGCTTATGCCAGCGCCAAGCCTCAAGGTGACTTTAGAGAGGTTTTATCTAGACTAAATGGTTCTAACGGCTGGAGAGATGAGGATATTGATATTTTGGATTCGGTTTCCCAAAAGGAATATTTTAATTTTTTTAAAGGCTTGGACGGCCCTGATTTAACATCAACTATTGCAACGGCTCTTAAATTTTCGCGCATAGGGAACGCGAGTGAAAAAATGATTTCTGTGACTAGTAAAGTCAAGGGTGCTTTAATTGAAATTAAAGGGGAGAGCAAGTTGAATAAAATGAGGATGGAAAAGTTTAATTTGTGATCATTAAGAATATTAGCGCCTTAAGGCGCTAATCTGTTCAATCCAGTGAGTAATCTTTAAAACGGATTATTTCATCGCCTAACCAAAAATTTAATTCTTCAAAGCGCCTTTGTAATGGGATTAGTTCATTGCGCACAAATACGCGGCTTGCCTTTTCAATATCCCCGAACCCGCCGGTATTATTGGGAATAATCCCCATCAGCTGCGGCGGCACGCGATGCACGGCCAGCATGTCATCACGGCTCACGTTTTTGATATTCAGAAACTCATCTTTGGCGGCCACCTCTGACAGCGGAATGATCTGAATGCCGTCTTTCTTCCCGTTCGGGCTGTACATAAACAGATTGCGGAAGTTGCCAGGGCCTTTTGCGCTTTTCATGGCGCTGCGGATGTTGTCAACGTCCTGCTGGCTCTGCGCCGGATCGGTCATGTACATGATAAAGCCCGCATGACTGCCGTTAATATAATACTTGCGGCGGAACAGGGTAGCCGACTCATTCAGAAGCGCGGAAGGGATGGCCGACAGGTAGCCAGGCACGCCGTAGATTTCCTGATTGATGTCCGGCTCCATCAGGTGGAACACGCTGCCCTTTGTAAACTCATACGGCTCGGAGTTAAGGCCGTAATGCGCATACCAGTACGTGTCGAGGTCAAGCCCGCGCCGCGTGTATTTGGCAAGCGATGGCTCCAGTTTCAGCGTGCTGCCGAGGCGGCTAGTTCGCTTCTCAAGGTATGCGTTGGCAAAGACCAGGTAATCCATCGCAAAGCGGGTAAAAGCCTGCTGGCTCAAAAGCGGATGCGGGATAAAGGTACTCGCCAGAATGTTGCATTTAACACTGATGGGCGAACTGTGATGCACGGCGGCGCGGAACGTGCGCGCCAGCCCGTCAACGCTTACCGGCGGCTCATACCAGCGGTCATTGATGACGCACTCCATGTAGTCAAGCAGTTCGCGCCGGTCGAGTACCGGGATCGGGTCGCCAAAGGTAAATGCCTCTGAGGTGGCTGTGCTGGTCATCTGTTCCGGCTGCTGCACGGGCTGCGTGCGCGTGCGGTTCCTGCGTCTGCTCATTAATACATCTCCACAATATTTTGCGTGTGTGCCGCCTGTCCCTGCAGCGGCTCGTTTGCCAGCGCGTGCATGGTCGCCCAGGCTAAATCACCGTGGCTGACTTCCTCGCTGCGGCTGGTTTCATAGGTCGGACGGTTGCCGCTGGCCGTGGTGGCCTTGCGGATAGACATAAACGACTGCGCGATATCAAGGTGGCTGGCATCAAACTCCATTCGCCCGCTGCTGATGGTGTCGTAGGCTTTAAGTACAAGGGCATTTTTCACCGTCGGGTTGTAAACAAATTCTTTCACCTGCGGGAAAAAGGCTTTCACGTTCTCATAGACGCCGAGGCCGACGCCGGTCGAGTCGATGCCGATATAGGTCACGTTGTACTGCTGCGTAAGGGTTTTGATGGCGTCGGCCTGCGCGCGGAAATCCATCCCGCGCCACTGGTGACGCTCAAGTATGCGGAACTTGCCGCCCGGCACGGCTGGCGGGGCAATCACCACGCAGCCCGCGCTGTCGCCGTTCTGTGTGCCTTTCGCCGGATCGTACCCAATCCATACCTCTTTCCAGCCGAAGGGGCGCAGCGCCAGCGCTTCGAAGTCGTCCCATACTTCCCAGCTGTCCACCATGCATTTCTGCAGCATGGCAAGCTGGAACACTGAGGCGAGGTCATCCATAAACACGCACATCAGCAGGTTCTGGTAGTCCTCGGGGCTGTAGCGCGTGCGCAGCTGCTCCAGGTCGAACAGGTCACAGCCGCCGCGCACCGCATCTTCAACGGTGACAATCTGGCGGAACTGGCCGTCGGCACACAGGCGGCCGGCGGCAAGCGACGCGTGGCTTAAATCAATATCAACCCGGTCGGCTTTGGTGCGGCCCTTGTTGAACTGTGCTCCAGACCAGAACGGATAGGCGCTGTGCGTGAGGCTGGACGGCGTGGAAAAGTAGGTTTCGCGCCATTTCTTGTGCAGCGCCATGCCCGAGGCGACTTTCTGCAGTTCCTGAAATTTCGGGATCCAGAAATATTCGTCCAGGTACAGGTTGCCGTGATAACTCTGCGCCGTGCGGGCGTTGGTGCCGAGGAAGTACAGGCACGCACCGTTAGCCAGCGTCATCGGGTCGCCTTTCAGGTCTACGTCGGCCTCGCGGGCAAACTCCACGATGTACTGCTTGAACACGTGCGCCTGCGCCTTACTGGCCGACAGAAAAATCTGGTTGCGCCCGGTGGTGAGCGCATCGATCAGCGCCTCACGGGCAAAAAAGAACGTCGCCCCGATCTGGCGCGATTTCAGCAGGTTGCGGACGGCGTATTTATTGCCCGCTTCCCACCACTGACGCTGGTAGCCGAACATCGTGCTGTGAAAGATGTCCTGCAGCTTTTCGATCTGCGCGTCGCTGAATACGTTTTTTTCAGGCGGTTTGCGCGGGCCTCTGTTGCGGTTTTCGACATTGGGGTTTAAATCCGCCTCATTGCCGCCGTTGTTAAATTTCCCGATGCGCGCATGGCGCTCTGACTGCCGGGCCAGCAGGTCAATTTCTTTGTTGTCCTTTCCTTCCTTCACCTCTTTCATGACCAGCTGACAGTAGCGCGCGGCGGTGGTGAGCTGCATCTGGTCAAGCGGGCCATAGTCGCCCCACCTGTCGCGTTTCTTCCAGCTGTGAACGGTTGTGGGTTTCTCTCCCAGCATTTCAGCAATGCGGGCGATGCGGTATCCCTGAAAGTACAGCAGCAAAGCCTGTCTGCGGGGATCGAGGTCTGCGGGGGCGATTGTCGTTGTCATGGCCCCAAAATACGGCCCGCCCGTTTCCTTTTCCGCCGCCCGTGATTGTGTGAATTACGGTACAACGTCGCCGCGTTGTTTCAGTGCCCCCGTCGCCGCAAACATAGGGACTCACAGAGTTTTTATCTAACCGGAGCCTGGACAATGGCAAAGAAAGCAAAGCGTTTCCGCATCGGGGTGGAAGGTGCCACCACGGACGGGCGCACCATCGAGCGCAGCTGGCTGGAACAAATGGCGGCCAATTACGATCCGGCTGTCTACACCGCCGTGATCAACATGGAACACATCAAGGGTTACACGCCTGACAGCGCGTTTCGCCGTTTCGGTGTGGTCGATGCGCTGGACACCGAAGAAATCAGTGACGGCCTGCTGAAAGGCAAGCTGGGCCTGTACGCTGTGATTAACCCGACGGATGAGCTGGTCACGATGACCGGCAATATGCAGAAGCTTTTCACCTCAATGGAGATTCGCCCGGAGTTTGCCGACACCGGCGAGGCGTATCTGATTGGCCTGGCCGTGACCGACGATCCGGCCAGCCTCGGCACCGAAATGCTGCAGTTCAGCGCCAGTGCGGGCGCTAATCCGCTGGCAAACCGCAAGCAGCATCCTGACAACCTGTTTACCGCCGCCACCGAAACCGTGATTGAGTTTGAGGACGTGACCGACGAAAAACCGTCTCTTTTCAGCCGTGTGTCCGCGCTTTTCAGTGGCAAGCAGAAATCAGATGACGCGCGTTTCAGCGACGTTCACAGGGCCGTCGAGCTGGTCGCCACCGAGCAGCAGGCATTCAGTCAGCGCATTGAAACAGCCCTGAGCGAACAGGCCAAAACCCTGCAAACGCAGTTTGCTGCGGAGTTGGGGCTGGAGGTCGCCGCCCGTGAGCAGCTGCAGGCGGATTTCAGCCAGATGCAGGAGCAGCTGAGCCGTGAAGACGGGCGCCAGGACTACCGCCCGCGTACGCCCGGTAACGGCAACAGTAACAGCCAGGACGTGCGCACCGACTGCTGATGCAGGCGCGGCCAATCCTCTTAACGAACAGAGAACACGAAACGATGAAAAACAACACCCGCTTTAAGTTAAACGCCTACATGTCGGTACTGGCGGAAATCAACAACATCAACCTGTCAGCCCTTAACAGCAAATTTACCGTTGAGCCATCCGTCGCGCAGAAGCTGGAAACCAAAATTCAGGAGTCATCAGACTTTCTGACGCGCATCAACATTGTGCCGGTCGCAGAGCAGAGCGGCGAACGCCTGGGGCTGGGGATCGGCAGTACGATTGCCGGTACAACCGACACGACGCAGAAAGAGCGTGAGCCAACCGATCCCACCTACATCGACGGCGAAGGTTACAAATGTACGCAGACCAACTTTGACACGGCGCTGCCTTACGCGAAGCTGGACATGTGGGCGAAGTTTTCCGACTTTCAGGTACGCATCCGCGACATGATTGTGAAACGCCAGGCGCTTGACCGCATCATGATCGGTTTTAACGGCCTCAAGCGTGAGAAAACCTCCAACCGCGTACAGAACCCGCTGCTGCAGGACGTTAACATCGGCTGGCTAGAGAAGATCCGCCTGGAGAAACCATCACAGGTGGTCGGTCAGCATATCGACAGCAACGGGAAGGTTATCGCCGATAAAATTACCATCGGTAAAACGGGCCTGTTCCGCAATCTGGATGCCGTGGTAATGGGGGCCGTAACGGAAAAAATCGCGGTGCAGTATCAGGATGACACCGAGCTGGTAGTGATCTGTGGCCGCCAGCTGCTGGCCGACAAGTATTTCCCGATCGTCAACAAAGACCAGCCCAACACCGAAGCGCTGGCCGCTGATTTGATTATCAGCCAGAAGCGCATCGGCGGCCTGCCTGCGGTGCGTGCGCCGTTCTTCCCGGCAGACGCGATGCTGATTACGCGCCTTGATAACCTGTCGATCTATGTCCAGGACGACACGCGCCGCCGCTCCATCATCGACAACCCGAAACGGGATCGTGTTGAAAACCTTGAATCGGTCAACGAGGCGTATGTGGTTGAAGACTACGACTGCACCTGCCTGATCGAAAACATCGAAATGCTGGAGCAGGAGCCAGAGCCGGAAGCGGGCCAGATGAGCGACGCAGAAATCGCGCGTATTGCATCCGTGGCGGCAAGCGTCGTTAAGGCCATGAGCGAATCGGGCACGGCGCAGGCGCAGGCTGAATCCGGCACCGGCACTGGCACCGGCAGCGACACCGGCACCGGCACCGGCAGCGCAGGAGCGTAACCCGTGACCAATCCTTTCCGCGCACACACGCGCTTCATTCAGGCACAGGAGGCCGCCCGCACGGGCGGCAATGGCCGCCATGCGAAAGGCTATGACCTGATGCTGCTGCAGCTTAACGAAGACCGCCGCCGCCTCAAGGGCATTCAGTCCACTGTCACCAAGGCGCAGATTAAGGTTGAGGTGCTGCCGAAATATGCAGCCTGGGCAGAGGGTGTGCTGAGCGCCGACGGGGCGCAGCAGGACGACGTGATCATGTACGTCATGCTGTGGCGTATCGATGCCGGTGATTATGCCGGAGCGCTTACCATTGGCCGCCATGCGCTTAAACACGGCTGGGTGATGCCGGTCGGCAAGCGCAACACGGCGACGGTGCTTACTGAGGAAATGGCCGACGCCGCAAAGGCCGCCATGCTGGCCGGAACGCCGTTTGATGCTGACCTGCTGCTGCAGACGCTGGACGCGGTGGACGGGGAAGACATGCCGGATCAGTCGCGTGCGCGCCTGCACAAGTCCATTGGCTGGGTGCAGACCGAAAGCAACCCGGCATCCGCGCTGAATCATCTTAAGCACGCCCTGCAGCTGGACGAAAGATGCGGCGTGAAAAAAGACATTGAGCAGCTTGAGCGGAAACTCCGCAAAGACAGCTGATAACCGAACGTGCCCACGCGCGGGGCGGCACGGGGTGGCGACAGGCAGCGCCGCATCAAAACCCCGTCCACCGCCCACCTATTCAGGAGTAGTAAGGATGCAGTTTACAGCGCCAGAGCAATCGCCGGTTGCGCCGGTCATAATCCCGAACAATTCATTCTGGCCGGATCTGGATTTGGCTAAGTTTCGCAGCGCGATGCGCGTTGACGGCACCGTGACGCCGGAGCGGCTTAAGCAGGTGGTGCTGACCGCCATCTCAGAAGTCAACGCCGAGCTGTACCCGTGGCGGGAACGTCAGGAAATGGGCGGTTACAACGGGCTGGCCGACGTACCCGCCGAGAAGCTGGCCGGAAAGAGCGTACGCCTGCACCACTATGAAAACGCCGTCTGGTGCTGGACGCGCGCGGTGCTCAACGAGCGATACAGCGACTTTGACGCCACCGCATCCGGCGCTAAGCGCGGCGAGGTGCTGGAGGATGCCAGCGGCGATTTATGGCGCGAGGCGCGCTGGGCCATCAGCCGCGTGCAGGATCTGCCGCACGTAACCGTCGAGCTTATCTGATGAAAGTGCGTGCGCAGCAGTATGACACGGTAGACGCACTTTGCTGGCGTCACTACGGGCGCACGCAGGGGCTGTCCGGGCGTGTGTTACAGGCCAATCCGGGGCTGGCGGAATACGGCCCCACCTTACCCCACGGTTTAGAGGTCGAGCTGCCGGACGTTGCGCCCGCAGCCACGGCGCAGACCGTGCAGCTATGGGACTGAATCATGTGGGAAAGAATCAGCACGTTTATTACCTGGTCGATGGCCGTTTTTATGGCGTGGCTGGGCGACCTTTCGGTTAAGGACGTTTCAACGTGGGCCGGGCTGATTATCGGCATCGGCATGGCGCTAATCAGCTGGTACTACAAGCGCAAAACCTACCAGTTACTGGCAAGCGGGCGCATCACACGGGAGGAGTATGAATCTGCAAACCGTTAAACGCTGCGCCGTCGGCGCTGTGCTGGCCATCGCCGCCACACTGCCGGGCTTTCAGCAGCTGCACACCTCGGTTGAGGGGCTGAAACTGATTGCCGATTACGAGGGCTGTCGCCTTAAGCCATACCTGTGCGATGCGGGCGTGTGGACCGACGGGATCGGCAACACACGGGGCGTTGTGCCTGGCAAAAGCATTACCGAGCGGCAGGCCGCCGGGACGTTTATCACCAATGTGTTACGCGTTGAGGCGGCACTGGCGCGCTGCGTGGCGGTTTCCATGCCGCAGCAGGTTTATGACGCGCTGGTGTCGCTGGCGTTTAACGTCGGCACCGGTAACGTGTGCGGATCAACGATGGTGAAACTCATCAGGGCCAGCCGGTGGCGCGATGCCTGTTATCAGCTGCCGCGATGGGTGTACGTGAAAGGCGTATTTAATCCGGGGCTGGATAACCGGCGCGGGCGCGAGCTGAGCTGGTGCTTAAAAGGGGCGGCATCATGATGCGCGCCGTTGTGGTGACCTGCTTTGTGCTGCTGCTGGTGACTGCCGGGCTGCTGTCGTGGCAGCTGCACAGCGCAAACAGGACTATCGGCACGCAGGTGGCAGAGCTGGCCGCAAAGGATAAAAAGCTGAGTCAGAAAAACAGCCAGCTGATGGCGGTCAACATCATGGCGCAGAGCAGCAACCTTGCACAGACGCAGCTGTATGCGGCGGCTGAAAAAAACAACGCACTGCTGCGCCAGCGGCAGCGCCAGACTGAGGATCTGAAACGTGAAAATGACACACTACGCCGCTGGAGTGATGCCCCTCTGCCTGATGCTGTTATCCGGCTGCGCCAGCGACCGGCCATCACCGGAGGTGAATCTTACCGTCAGTGGCTGTCCCAAAATAACCCGCTGCCAGCTGGGGCCGTCGTCGGCGCGCACTAACGGCGATTTACTGGCCCTGCTGGATGAAACAGAAACCGCCTGGGCGGCCTGCGCCGACAAGGTGGACACCATAGTAACCTGCCAGGATAAAGACGATGAACAAGCCGCAGTCCTTACGCGAAGCCCTGAATAGCGCTGTTGCTTACCTGCAGGAGAACCCCGACAGGCTGCACCTGTTTGTTGACAGAGGTTCGCTGGTTGCCACCAGTGCCGCGTCCGTGTCGTGGGAATACCGTTATACGCTTAACGTCATCATTACGGACTTCACCGGCGATCAAAATCTGCTGATGGCGGCGGTGATGTACTGGCTGCGCACCAACCAGCCTGATGCGCTGCAGAATCCCACTGAGCGCGACCAGCTGTGCACGTTTGAGGTGGATATTCTCGGCAACGGCGCGTGTGACATCAGCATCAATTTAAAGCTGACAGAGCGTGTTATTGCCGAGGAAGTCAGTGGCGTGACAGAGGTCAGAGCCGTGCCGGAGCCGGACGGGCCAGAGGAAGCCTGGACGGTGAAACGTGGATAATCTGCACGAGGTTGACGCCTGGCTGGACGCGCTGCTGTCAAAGCTGGAACCGGCAGAGCGTAAAAAGATGCTGCGCGAGGTGGCGCGCGACGTCAGGCGAATTCAGCAGGCCAATATGACAGCACAGCGTGCGCCCGACGGCAGCGCATGGGAACCGCGCCGCGTATCAGCCAGGACAAAGCCGGGGCGCATTAAGCGCAAAATGTTTGTGAAGCTGAAAACAGCAAAGTACCTCAAGACAAAGGCAACCGGTGACAGTGCCGAGGTGGCTTTTATGCCTGCCGTGCAGCGCCTTGCCCGAGTACACCATTACGGCCTGCGTGACCGCGTGAGCAAACGCGGCATTACAGTGAAATACGCAGAGCGATCATTGCTTGGAATTAATGATGAGATTAAAATTACCGTGAACGATATTTTGTTGCGGTGGCTATTAGACACCGCTCTTTAGATTAATAATAATGCTGCTATACGATATAATTGGGTAACAGCATGATGATTATGCTTAAAATGATTTATAGAGAGATTGTTTGCAATAAATCTTCTAATCCATCATCGCTGCCATTTATTTTTATAAAGTTTTCTGGTACTAGCTCTGGCGATTTATCATAAAAATCAAATGCTTTTGATGCTATTAGTGGCAGGCTTGAGAAATTTGTTTTTACTAATGATTCTGCAGAAAAGGCGCCATTTTTGGCAGCAAAAAAAACAGCTGAGATAATTCTAAAACAGAATCTTGGGGTGTAATTTTCTGCAATAACCTTGTCGAGTTGGTGAGCCTTTTTAGCAAAATCATTGGCCTTGTCAAAAACAGTTGAGCCAGCTTTCTCAAGGAGCGCTTTCCCTATAAATCCACGTGCAGGTATGAATTCACTAAAAGTTTGAATGAACAGTGATGAGTAAAGGTGCTTATCTGTCAACGCTTCAAATGCTGCGTAATTAGCCTCAATAACCGACGCGGCTGATTTATTTCTAAATAAGCTAGCGAAAACGCTTATAGGGTGCATTAGGAAATCATATTGAACTTGGCGTCCTGTTTTTCTTACCGTCTCAGTAAGTAAGTTACTCACCCTCCCATAAGTTACTTCATGGAGTTCATTGTAAAGTTCTCCATTAGATGAAAAAAGTTCACAAATTAGCTCTTGGTAATCTGGATTGGAGACTTTATTTTCAATTATTTTTTTTCTTAATTCTGATAGAGTATTTTCAGTTGGAGGGCTAAAAGCCATACTACAAAGCATTTTTTGTGAGTTGTCTTTTTTCGATTCTTCCTCTAATGAGTCTAGTAGTTTAGAATTAAGAAAAGGTATAGCCTCAGGATGAAGGTTAGCTGTTTCCTTTCTTGCAACTTTAGCCATGATATCAATTTCATGAGAGTGAAAGAAGTTTGACTCACTCATCCTTTCAATGATTTGCTCTACTAGTTGTCTTGTGGATAGTATTGGCTTGCTAAGGAATCTAGATATAGCTTCGTAATAAATGAAGCGGGCTTCTTCTGCAGAAGGTAAATGGCCTGAAGGGTGAGCAGCCTTATTTCTTAAGGTTCTAAGTATATCTAAAAAGTCAACCTCTAACTCACCCATTAAATTGGAAGATTTAAGAGAAGTAATTAGATCATATTCGAATGGTTCTTGCTCTAGTCTTTTTTTAGAAGATTCGATAAATATCTTTCTTGCCACTTTATTAACTTTGGATAGTTCCTCAAGTTTTTTAAATATATCATCAAAAAGTGCTATATAAGTCAGTACTATCGTTGCTCTGTATGCGCCCGTCATATAGCAAATGAGTGCTTCTTTCATATAGGTTTTAACATCATCATCAATAATTGTTCCTACAAGCTCTTCCATGTCATGAAGCTTAGCCATATCGATTCCTTCGTTTTGTGTGGTTTCTTGAACAAGAGATTTTTATACACAACGCAGTCCTAATTAATCAAGCTGTATGAATGAATACACAACTCACCGAAATCATGCGCCTTATCACCAACCTGATCCGCACCGGCACCGTGTCCGAAGTCGATCCGGTTAACTGGCTGTGCCGGGTGAAAACGGGCGACCTTGAAACCAACTGGATTAACTGGCTCACCCTGCGTGCCGGTAACACGCGCACATGGTGGCAGCCCACCGTTGGCGAACAGGTCATTTTACTGAGCATGGGTGGCAATCTTGAAACCGCCTTTGCACTGCCCGCGATTTATTCCGATGCATTCCCGCCGCCGGATTATTCAGAGAACGGCAGCACCACGCAGTATAGCGACGGTGGTTTTTTTCAGTATGAACCGGCAACCGGCCAGCTGCTGATAAAGAACATCAAAAGCGTGCGCATCGAAGCGGCGGACGGTATTCAGCTGCTGACTGAGGCATTCGGCGTTGAGGCCGGTAAAACAACCCTCAACAGTGAAACGGCCATTAACGGCGCAGTCACACAGCGCGGCGGTGATATGAGTTCTAACGGCGTCGTGGTGCATACCCATAAACACGGCGGCGTTAAGTATGGTACTGACACATCAGGAGGCCCGGCGTGATGTATCTCGGCATGAACCGCGACACCGGCAAAGCGCTGACCGATATCGATCATATTCGCCAGAGCGTCAGCGACATTCTGATGACCCCGGAGGCAGCCGTCTGGCGCGCCGTGAATACGGCTCCATGCTTTCCGCGCTCATCGATCAGCCGCAGAACGGCGTCACCCGTATGCAGGTCATGGCGGCAACCTACACCGCACTGAGCCGCTGGGAGCCGCGCATCCGGCTGATTTCAGTGAATTACACAACGGCTTATGACGGCTCGATGGTCGTTGAGATAAACGCACAGCGTGCCGACGGTTCGCCGCTGGCAATGACCATACCAACGGGGGTGAACCGTGGCAGTGATTGATTTATCACAGCTTCCCGCGCCGGAAGTCATTGAGGTGCCGGACTTTGAAACGCTGCTGGCCGAACGTAAAGAAAACCTGATTGCGCTGTATCCGTCAGAGCAGCAGGGTGCCATGCGCAGCGTGCTGGCGCTGGAATCCGATCCGCTGGTCAAGTGCCTGCAGGAAAACGTCTACCGCGAAATCCTGCTGCGCCAGCGCATCAATGAAGCGGCGCAGGCGGTCATGGTGGCCTATGCGCTCGGCACCGATCTGGACCAGCTGGCGGCAAACAACAACGTTAAGCGCCTGACCATCACCCCGGCCAACCCCGACGCCGTGCCGCCCGTGGCGGCGGTGATGGAGTCCGACGACGATTTACGCCTGCGCGTGCCGGGTGCCTTTGAGGGGCTGAGCGTGGCCGGGCCGACGGCGGCGTATGAGTTTTACGCCAAAAGTGCCGACGGGCGTGTGTCTGACGTGTCGGCAACGAGTCCGGCACCGGCGGAGGTGCTGATCACGGTACTGAGCCGGGACAACAGCGGGGCGGCAACGGCGGATTTACTGAATGCAGTGAATGTCGCGTTAAACGCCGAGGAAGTGCGTCCGGTGGCAGACCGTGTAACGGTGCAGGCAGCAGCGATATTTGATTATCAGGTAAAAGCCAAGCTGCACCTGTTTGACGGCGTGGCCGCAGGCCCGTGTCTGGAGGCGGCGCAGGCGGCAATGAATGCCTACCTGACTGACCAGAAAAAGCTGGGCCGCAGCGTGCGCCGCGAGTCTTACGGGGCGGTGTTGCGCGTGGCGGGCGTGGACTGGGTGGAAATCACCGAACCGGCACAGGACATCATTCTGAACCGCACGCAGGCGGGCAACTGCACGGCGGTAGCCGTTACCGTTGCCAGCGATAACGGGGGCAAAGGATGAGCCAGAGCCTGTTACCGCCCGCATCCTCGGCGCTTGAGCGCAGGCTTGCAGAGGCGTGCAACGGCATCACCGGGCTGGACGTCCCGCTGCGCGACCTGTGGAACCCTGCCGCCTGTCCGGTGTGGTTTCTGCCTTACCTTGCCTGGTCATTTTCGGTGGACCGCTGGGACGAGGCCTGGACAGAAACCGTTAAACGCCGCGTGGTGATGGATGCGTTTTACATCCATCAGCATAAAGGCACCATCAGTGCCGTGCGCCGCGTAGTGGAGCCGTTTGGCTTCCTGATCCGCGTGCAGGAGTGGTGGAAAACCGGCGAAGCGCCAGGCACGTTTCGCCTGGATATTGGTGTGCAGGAACAGGGGATTACCGAGGAAACCTATCAGGAGCTTGAGCGGCTTATCAGCGATGCCAAGCCCTGCAGCCGTCACATGCTGGGAATGAGTATCAACCTGCAGAGCAACGGCACGGTGATGACGGGTGCCGGGGCTTACGTGGGCGAAATCATGACGGTTTACCCCTATACGCCGGAAGTTATTGAAACCGGCGGCAGTGCGGTGACGGGTGTGACACTTCATTTAACAGACATACTGAGGGTTTAACATGGCAGCAAAATTTTACGCCCTGCTGACCCTGCGCGGGCAGGCCAAACTGGCGCAGGCCGCCGCGCTGGGAACGCAGCTGAAAATCACGCATATGGGCGTTGGCGACGGTAGCGGTGTGCTTCCCACGCCTGACGCCACGCAGACACGTCTGGTGCGCGAGGTTCGCCGCGCAGCGGTCAACTCGCTGATCATCGACCCTGTAAACGCCAGCCAGATTATTGCCGAGCAGGTCATCCCCGAAGATGAGGGCGGGTGGTGGATTCGGGAAATCGGCCTCTATGACGATGCCGGAGAGCTTATTGCGGTGGCGAACTGCGCCGAAACCTATAAGCCTAAACTGGCAGAAGGTTCCGGCCGCACGCAGGTTATCCGCATGATCCTGATTGTGAGCAGCACGGACGCGGTGACTATCAAAATTGACCCCTCGGTGATTCTGGCTACGCGCCAGTACGTGGATAACGCGGCCATTGAGGTGCGCGCTTACGCTGACGGCCTTATGGCAAAGCACCTCGCCGCCGCTGATCCGCATTCACAGTATGCCCCTAAAAAAGACCCGGTTCTGAGCGGTACGCCTAAAGCCCCGACCCCGGCTGCCGGTGACAGCACCACGCAGATTGCGACCACGGCGTTTGTTATGGCTGCGCTGGCAAAGCTGGTTGACTCATCACCGGCGGCACTGGACACGCTTAACGAACTGGCCGCTGCGCTCGGCGACGATCCGAACTTTGCCGCCACGATGACCAATGCGCTGGCAGGTAAGCAGCCGCTGGACAACACCCTCAGCAGCCTGAGCGGAAAAAGCGTGACCGCGCTGCGTGACTTCCTGCAGCTGGGAACCGCTGCGCTGAAAAACACCGGCACCAGATCCGGGCAAATACCGGACATGAGCGCCTTTGAAGGCGGGGCGAATTACTTCCGTCTGCCGGGCGGGCGTATTGTCCAGTTCGGCATCATCGGATTCAACGTCGGAAACTACCGGACAAAGGTCAGTTTTCCCATTGCGTTTCCAGCTTCCTGCGACAACATCCAGCTGTCGTGGATGGATGCCTCGGTAGATCTCGGCGGCGAAAAAACCAACGTTGATTTTGGGGTTGTCGCGGATGATTTATCGCGGAAAACCGGTTTCAGCGTCTGGATGAGCGGATCGGGCGGCTTTAACCTTTACTGGATGGCAATCGGGAGATAACCCTATGAGCGAAACGTATTTCTACAGCGCGTCAACGAACTGCTTTTACCCGCAGTCGATGAGAGCAGCGTATGAAAGCCAGGGCGGCTGGCCTGCCGACTGTGCAGAGGTATCCGGCGCGGTGGCGGCTGAGTTTATGGGCGCTGCACCGGAAGGCAAGTACCGCGCACCCGGCACCGGCGGTGCTCCTGCGTGGGTGGATTTGCCGGAGCCGACGCGGGACCAACTGGCCGCGGCTGCCGCCAGCCGCAGACAGGCTTTGCTTACCGCCGCCACGGCGGCCATTGCCCCGTTACAGGATGCTGTTGATCTGGATATGGCACAGGAGGCGGAAAAGGTGCAGCTGACCGCCTGGAAAAAATACCGCGTACTGGTAAACCGTATCAGCCCGGCTGATGCGCCGGACATCAGCTGGCCCGACACCCCCGTATGATAAAAGGCCCGCTGCGGGCCTTTTTCCTTTGTGTCATCTGCCAGACAATGGCCGCAGGGTGCGCCCGCGCGCCATCCCTTTCACCATAGCGGAACCCCTTAACAGAGGAACTGCTCTATGGCACAGGATTATCATCACGGCGTGCGCGTTATTGAAGTCAACGAAGGCACCCGAACCATTACCACCGTCAGCACGGCCATCATCGGCATGGTCTGCACCGCTGACGACGCCAACGCGACAGCGTTTCCGCTCAACCGCCCGGTTTTACTCACCGACGTCACTACCGCCATCGGCAAGGCCGGTAAAACCGGTACGCTGGCCGCCTCACTGGACGCCATCGCCGACCAGGCAAAACCGCTCGTCGTCGTCGTGCGCGTCGCGCAGGGCGAAACCGAGGCGGAAACCACATCCAACATCATCGGCGGCGTGACCGCAGACGGGATGCGCACCGGCATGAAAGCGCTGCTGGCCGCGCAGAACGTCTGCGGCGTCAAACCGCGCATTCTCGGCGTGCCGGGGCATGACACAAAGGCGGTGGCAACCGAGCTGCTGAGCGTCGCGCAGACCCTGCGCGCCTTCGCGTATATCTCGGCGTACGGCTGCAAAACCGTGTCAGAGGTCATTGCCTACCGCGCCAGTTTCAGCCAGCGCGAAGGGATGCTTATCTGGCCTGATTTCATCAGCTTTGACACCGTGCTGAACGCTGACGCGACGGCGTATGCCACCGCCCGCGCGCTCGGACTGCGCGCCAAAATTGACGAGGCGACCGGCTGGCACAGGTCCCTGTCTAACGTCGGCGTGAACGGCGTCACCGGCATTTCAAAAGACGTGTTCTGGGATTTACAGGACCCGGCAACCGATGCGGGCCTGCTGAACCAGAACGACATCACCACGCTTATCCGCAAGGACGGTTTCCGCTTCTGGGGTTCACGCTGCCTGAGCGATGACCCGCTGTTTGCCTTTGAGTGCTACACCCGCACGGCGCAGGTGCTGGCCGACACGATGGCCGAGGCGCAGCTGTGGTCCGTTGACGGCGCGCTGAATCCGTCGCTTGCCCGCGACATCATCGAAAGTATCCGCGCCAAACTGCGCAGCATGGTGAATCAGGGCTATCTGATCGGCGCAGACTGCTGGCTGGATGACACCGTAAACACCAAAGACACGCTAAAGGCCGGGCAACTCATTATCGATTACGACTATACGCCGGTGCCGCCGCTGGAAAACCTGATGCTGCGCCAGCGCATCACGGACCAGTATCTGGTCAACTTTGCCGCCAGCGTTAAAGCATAAGGAGCTGAACACATGGCCTTACCCCGTAAGCTAAAACACCTGAACCTGTTTAACGCAGGCGACAACTGGCAGGGCGTGATCGAATCGCTGACCCTGCCGAAACTCACCACGAAGTTTGAAAAATACCGGGGCGGCGGGATGCCGGGCGCGGTAGATATTGACATGGGCCTGGACGATGGCGCGCTGGATACGGAATTCACCATTGGCGGCACCGAGGCGAAGCTGTTTAAACAGATGGGTACGCCGACGATTGACGGCATTCAGCTGCGCTTTACCGGCTCCATTCAGCGCGACGACACGGGCGAGGTGCAGGCGGTGGAGCTGGTCACCCGTGGCCGCTATAAGGAGCTGGATTCAGGCGAGTGGAAAACGGCGGACTCCAACACCACCAAAGTGTCGGCAACCAACAGCTACGCCAGGCTGACTATTAACGGCGAAGTGCTCTATGAGGTGGATCTGGTCAATATGGTTCACATCGTTGACGGCAAAGACCTGCTGGAAGCGCACCGCAGCGCGCTGGGCCTGTAATCACGGCGGCAGGCGCTGGCCTGCTGCTTTTATCAATTTATTCAGTGGATTAAGAACATGACCGACATCAAAAACGAAAAAACCGTCACCCTGGACACCCCAATTCAGCGCGGCAAAACCGAGATTAAAGAGATTGTCCTGCGCAAGCCGCAGTCCGGTGCGCTTCGCGGCGTGCGGCTGCAGGCGCTGATGGAAATGGACGTCAACGCGGTGATGGCCGTATTACCGCGCGTGTCTGCCCCGGCGCTCACTGCGCAGGAGGTCAACGAAATGGACCCCGCCGATTTACTGGCGCTGTCGGTGGAGGTGGTCACTTTTTTGTTGCCGAAGTCGGCGCTGTCGGCTTTCCCGCAGAGCTGACCGTAGACGATCTGGTGGCAGACATCGCCACCGTGTTTCACTGGCCGCCGCCGGTCATGTTCGCGGAGTCGCTGGCGGACGTGCTGATGTGGCGGCACAAAGCGATCCTGCGTAACGGAGCCGGTGACGATGAGTGACAGAAACCTGCGCCTGCAGGTGGTATTAAGCGCGGTGGATAAAATTACCCGCCCGTTTCGTAACGCGCGCGACGGCTCTAAGGAGCTGTCCGCCGCCCTCAAAGCCAGTAAAGACCGCCTGAAAAGCCTGAACGATCAGGCCGGGCGCATTGACGGCTTTCGCAAAACGCGCCAGCAGCTTGCTATCACGGAGCGCAATCTTGCCTCGGCCCGGCAGGAGGCCGCCGCACTGGCGACGCAGTTTGCCGCCACCAACCGCCCCACGGCGCAGCAGTCCCGCTTACTTGAGCAGGCAAAAAACCGCGTTAATGACCTGCAGCAGAGCTACAACGGCCTGCTGCGCTCGGTACAGCAGCAGCGCGGCGCGTTGACCGCCGCCGGTATTGATACAAAACAGCTGAGCGCGGCACAGCGCCGCCTGAAAACCGACGCCAGCGCCGCAACGGAGGCGATTGAGCAGCAGCAGCGCGAGCTTAAAAAGCTGGGAGAGCGCCAGGCCAAATTGCGCGCCGTGCGTGAGCGCTACGGCAAAACGCTTGAGGCCCGCGATAAGGTGGCCGGGGCAGGGGCGACGGCCACGGCGGCGGGCATGGCAATGGGCGTGCCGTTTGCTGCAGCAATTAAAGCCTCGGCGGATATGGAAGACGCCATGAAGGGCGTGGCTAAGCAGGTCAACGGCCTGCGCGATGACAAAGGCAACCGCACCGCGCAGTTTTACGACATGCAGGCCGCCATCAAGGCCGCCAGTGAGCAACTGCCGATGGAGCACGGCGCGGTTGACTATGCCGCGCTGGTTGAGGGCGGCGCGCGCATGGGCGTCACCAACCAGAATGATTCCTACGCCGACCAGAAGCGCGATTTACTGGCCTTTGCCACCACGGCGGCCAAGGCGTCCACGGCGTTTGAGCTGCCCGCCGACCAGCTGGCCGAGGGGCTGGGTAAAATCAGCCAGCTTTACAAGATACCGACCCGCAACATTGAGCAGCTGGGCGATGCGCTCAACTATTTAGACGATAACGCGATGTCGAAAGGCGCAGACATTATCGACGTGCTGCAGCGCATGGGCGGCAACGCCGACCGGCTGGACTTTCGCAAGGCGGCGGCGCTGGGCTCAACGTTCCTTTCACTCGGTGCCACCTCTGAGATAGCGGCGAGTTCGGCCAATGCGATGGTGCGCGAGCTGTCGATTGCCACCATGCAGGGCAAGCGCTTTCAGGAAGGGATGACGCTGCTCAAGCTGGACCCGAAAAAGATCGAAAAGCAGATGACCACGGACGCGATGGGAACAATCATCAGCGTGCTGGAGAAGGTCAAAAAACTGCCCGAAAACAAACGTCTGTCTGCGCTGACGATGATATTCGGCAAGGAGTTCGGCAAGGATGCGGCGAAACTCGCCAACAACCTGCCGGAGCTGCGCCGACAGCTGGCCCTGACGCAGGGTGATGCGGCCAGAGGCTCGATGCAGAAAGAATCTGACATCAACAAAGATTCCCTTTCCGCACAGTGGATGCTGACCAGAACCGGCGTAGCCAACACCATGAGCGGCCTGGGCGACACGCTGCGCCAGCCGCTGATGGACATCATGGGGGCGATTAAAAAAGTCACCGGCATGGCGGCGCAGTGGATCGAGAAAAACAAGGCGCTGGCTGGCGCACTGGTGAAAGTCGGCGCGGCGGTGTCTGCCATTGTCATCGGTCTGGGAACGCTGGCAATCGGCTTTGCGGCCATTGTCGGGCCGATGGCGGTTATCAGGCTGAGCATGGCGACGCTGGGCTTTAAGGGCGCGGGCGCATTCGAAATGATAGGTAAGGCGTTGCGTGTCGTCGGCAGCGGTGTTATCTGGCTGGGCCGCCTGATGTTTGCCAACCCTATTCTGGCCGTATTGGGCCTCATCGCAATGGCAGCAATTTATATCTGGCGTAACTGGGACACCATCGGGCCAATGTTTGATGCACTCTGGCGGCGGGTAACGGATAACACCTCTGCAGTGTGGGAGGCCATCAAAGGCAAAATAGCCGATGCGTGGACGTGGGTTAAATCCCTGTTCGCGGATGGCGCGCTGCAGGGGATCATCAGCAGGGGCTGGGGCGCCATACGCGACGGCATCGCCGGGGCATGGCAAAGCATTAAGGTAGCCGTGTCGCAAAAGTGGGATGAAATGGTTAACTCGGCCAGCACACTGCCAGAGCGGTTCAAAGAAGCGGGCAGTAACATGATCAGCGCCATGCTCGACGGCATCACGGCCAAATGGGAGGCGCTTAAGGCCAGACTGTCATCCATGACAGATCTGCTGCCGGACTTCATGAAACCGTCCGGCGACAAGCCTGCGGCACCTGCCGCGACCAGTGGCGGTAAAAACCCCGACAGCCCGACGGTCCCGCCGCGTCCGTCACGGGTTTACAGCCTTCTGCCTGATTTCATGAGGCCAGACGCCGGAGCGTCAGACCGGCCCGCCGCTGTCGCCGGGAGTGCCAAAACGGCGACCGGCTTTGCCGGGCTGTTTGACAGTGGCGGCTACATCCCCGCCGGTCAGTATGGCATTGCGGGCGAGAACGGGCCGGAGCTGGTCAACGGCCCGGCGCGCATTACCAGCCGCCGCCGCACTGCCGCACTGGCCGCCTCGGCGGCGCTGGCGATGGGTATGGCTGCCGCACCTGCCGCCGCGCGCCCGTTTCATCCCATGAGCCTGCCCGCTGGCAGCTATGTGCAGGAAAAGGTCACAAAGCAAAGCGCCACTACTGCCGCGCCTGTCACCATTCACGCGCCCATTACCATCAATCAGCAGCCGGGACAAAGCGCGCAGGACGTGGTGGCAGAGGTAATGCGGCAACTGGATGCAAGGGAGCGCCGGGCGAAAGCCCTCGCGCGGAGTTCTTACCGTGATCAGGGGGGAATTGACGAATGATGATGACGCTGGGGCTGTTCGTTTTCATGCTGGAAACGGTGCCTTATCAGGAGCTGCAGTTACAACGCAGCTGGCGGTTTCCGTCCAACAACCGCGTGGGCTTTCGCCCGTCGCTGCAGTTTGCCGGGCCGGACACCGACACGCTGACGCTTTCCGGCGTGCTGCTGCCCGAGCTGACCGGAGGCAGGCTGTCGCTGTATGCGCTGGAGCAAATCGCGGAGCTGGGGCGCGCGTGGCCGCTCATTGAGGGCAGCGGCACCATTTACGGCATGTATGTGATTGAGAGCCTGAGCCAGACCAAAGCCGAGTTTTTCAGTAACGGCGCGTGCAGGCGCATTGAGTTCACGCTTACGTTAAAGCGTGCGGATGAATCGCTGGGCGAAATGTTCGGCAGCCTGAGCGGCCAGCTGGATGCCATGAAAAGCGCGGCGGCAGGCGTGGCCGGTAAAGTCACGGCAGCAGCGGGAGGGCTTTTCTGATGATGCAGGCAGAAAGCTGGGTAAAAGGGGCGGCCAGCGCCCCGGCGTTTCGGCTGACAATGGAAGGTGAGGACGTCACACAGACCATACAAAAGCGACTCATCAGCCTGACGCTGACCGATAACCGGGGCTTTGAAGCTGACCAGCTGGATATTGAGCTGGACGACGCGGACGGCCTGCTGCAGCTGCCGCGCCGGGGCGTCGTGCTAAAGCTGGCGCTGGGCTGGCAGGGTGAACCGCTTATCAGCAAAGGCAGCTATACGGTTGATGAGATTGAGCACAGCGGCACGCCTGACCGGCTGACGCTTCGCGCCCGCAGCGCCGACTTTCGTCAGACCCTGAACACCAAGCGTGAAAAATCGTGGCACAAAACCACGGCAGGCGAAATTGCGAAAGCCATTGCGGGAAAGCACAAGCTGGATTTAGCGCTGGGTGCCGACGTCGAGAAAATGGTAATCGACCACATCGACCAGACCAACGAATCCGACGCCAGTTTTCTGATGCGCCTGGCCCGCCAGTGCGGCGCGCTGGCCTGCGTCAAAGATGGCAAACTGCTGTTTATCCGGCAGGGGCAAGGCAAAAACGCCAGCGGCAGGGCGCTGCCGGTCATCACCATTCAGCGCCGCGACGGCGACAGTCACCGCTTTACCCTGGCTGATCGTGACGCCTACACCGGCGTGATTGCGAGCTGGCTGCATACGCGCGAGCCGGCTAAAAAGCCGGAAACAAAGGTAAAGCGACGCCGCAAAACCACGGTAAAGAAAAAAGAGCCGGAAGCGAAACAGGGGGATTATCTCGTCGGCACCGATGAAAACGTACTGGTTTTAAGCCGCACCTATGCCAACCGGGCAAACGCAGAGCGGGCAGCAAAAATGCAGTGGGAACGCCTGCAGCGCGGTGTAGCCACCTTCTCGATCCAGCTGGCGCGCGGGCGTGCTGAGCTTTACACCGAAATGCCGGTAAAGGCGACAGGGTTTAAAAAGCAGATTGATGATGGAGAATGGATCATTACCACGCTGACGCACAGCCTGAGCGCCGACAGCGGCTACACGACCAGCATAGAGTTAGAAGTGAAAATTGATTCATTTCAAATGGAATGA